CAATTACGCCACTAGCATATGCTCCGAGCGTTACTTTGAAGTCTTTCATGTGCCACCTCCGATCTTATATCTAATAAAGCATCTAAGTGTTTTTGCCATATAGGCTTAGCGCCTTCAGGAGCTGTTGTTACCATTCGACGCAGGCGCTCTATTCTATTTAAAAATAATAAATAGTCACTCATTTAAGTCTCCAAAGCACAAAAAATAGTATAATTAAAGCAGGTTGTAAGATTACAAATATAACAATATTTGCTAATTCATAACCCATACCGGTATGGTACCCTATTGTTTCTAGTATATAAACACACTTTAAAAATAAATTATCTATCATTATGCTTTCTCCTTGTAATGTAAAAATAATTGGGTCTGGTATAGGCCTATAAATTTATCTCTTCCATGGCGTATTCTAGAGCCACTATAAATTAAAGCATCCCCAGGATGTAATAAAATACTTTCTCTTTCTCCATCTTCTTCAACATAAATAGGCCAACAATAATCCTTAGGTCCGTTAGTACCCATATTAATTGTAGCTGAATATTGTAGGTCTTCTGAGTCTATATGAGGAGGTAATACACACCCGGTGCCATATATTCTATAAAAAGATCTAAACGGTATCAATTTACACTCTGTAATTTTTTCCATTTTTTTATGACAAAATTTTAAATAAGCTCCTCCTAAAGAATCATTAGCTCTTATGTCAACACAAAAACCAATTCCAGGTTCGTATTTAGTTACAAACTCGTTTGGTCCGTTTATTGTCTCTATTTCTATTTTATCTTTTTCCGATAACACATAAGCATAAGTATCAAATATTTCAGCCAGCTCCGGTGAAATAAAATTTTCTACTTTCTTTTTTATAAGTTTAGCTTCTTTGCAACTCATTATTACTTTTCTTTTTATTATCGAGGGGTGATAGATATTGTAGGTTTCCAATAACATGTAAACCAGAGACATTTTTACCCTGTAGAGGCAGATCATGATCTACTTCCATGCCCAGGGGAGTATTTTTATAAAATTCTTTTATCTCATCTTTTTCTTCTTTTGTTAGCTTTAATGTTCTACGCAATCTGTTTATTTTATTAATTGCAGCGCGCGCTCTATTAGTAGCTACACCATTAGGGCTTGCTGCCCATTTAGCTTGGCGCAACCTTTTATTTTCTTTCCCCTCTGGTGTTGAATCATATTTAGCTGAAGTCTTGCGGTTGGTAATTTTACCCTTTTCAGTTTGTAAATATCTTTGATATTTATTCATATACATTCACCTGATTTTTTACCCCGTGCTTCAATGCCGCCTTCTACGTTTTCACGGCATTGATACGCTGGAAGTGTTACCCAACCTTGGGATGAACATTGTGGACAATCTTTTGAAACTGTCCCTTTTTCCCAGCGGGATGGATATTTTACTAAATGATCAAAGAATCTAATAAAACCATTCCCATTACAACGTGGGCAAATAGCTTTAACGTCGTGCTCGCCCGTTAGATCTACCATGTTTTTTCCTCATTTCTTTTTCTAATAAAAACTCTATCACTTTTTGTACACTTACTGGTACTTCAAAACGATTATGAGCTAAATCTACTAGTTTCATATGTGTACCGGTTGATACACTTACTGATTTAAATCGACTGATATCTGGCATTTTGTCCTCCTTTAATTATCATATTCTATGGGACTTTATAGAGCAAATATTAGATTTGACAATAGTTTATTTTAATTTATTATAGAAAAATCTTCTCACCTTCATATGTCGGTAGCTTTTTTGAGCTGCCGGCATTTTTTGTTGATTTTCCGGGCTAATTTCTGTTTAAAGTTAGGGAATCTTCTATGTAATTAAACACAACTTTTCCGTTTAGGTATTGAGTGTGATGAGCTTTGCACGTCATACATTGATAAACTCTACTTGTTTCATGCCCTGTTATTAAACGTATAAAAGGAACGTAAGCTCTACACTGTTCACATACTCCTAGTGTAATCTCTACTGGATCGTTACTGCTGTATGTCACCCCAGGTGTCTCCTTCTTCATAGTCTACTTTGTTAGGCACCTGCAATTCTATCGCCGACTCCATAACTTTGCAAATTGTTTTCGCCTGTTCCATATTCTCCACTGATATATCAAGCTCGTCATGTATTTGTATATGGGGAATCACCCCCTCTCTGTACAAGGCCAACATAGCTTTTTTTGTCATGTCCGCAGCTGATCCTTGGATCAACTTGTTCAAAGCTTTGTACGTGAACGCGCGTTTAATCATCCCCTTACCATTATATTCGTTTATAGCATCTTCATATGGTAGAGGTTTATCTACATTAAATCCATGTGGTTCCCACATATCGAAGTGACATATACGACCACCTATGGTTCTTATCTTTCCTTTATGATTGGCTCTTTGTTGAACTACTTTACTTAACTCGTGTACAAACGGAGCCATCTGTTTATATGTGTTCCATATATTTTCTGCCTCTTCTTTAGTGTTACCCAGTTCACCCATTAGTTTATTTTTACCCATACCATACATCATACCCAGATTAATTGTCTTTGCTTGCTTACGATCAATACCAGCCATGTCAGCTACCATCTGGTGGAAGTCTGCTTCTCCTGCGTGATATTTTTCTACTATTCGATCTGCACCGGGTATAGGGTATGCGTTTGCAAAGTGCACCAAAATTCTAGGCTCTTGTTGAGCGTAGTCAAAGCAACCCCACTTGCAACCTTCTTCTGGAAGAAATATAGATCTAATCATAGGACCTATTATTTTATGCTTCGCTGGTATCTGTTGTAAGTTAGGATTAGCATAACTAAATCTACCGGTGACAGTCCCACCTTGATCAGATCTTAGTTGATTAATATTTGCATGAATACGTCCGTTGTGTGAATGTTTAGTTATAGAGTCTATAAAAGTTGAATGTGCTTTATTGTATTCTCTAGCTACAGATATACTCTCTATTAGATCATTATTATGATGCTTCATAAAGTTTTTGGTAAAACTAGGTTGCCCCGTTGGGGTCTTATCATACTCTATCTTTAATTTATCACACATCTCTTGTATTGAAGAAGCTGCCCATATATCTATGTCTATACCTGTTTCTTTTTTTATATTGTGTAATATTTTTTCTTCTCTATTTTGAAAATCCTTTTTAATTTTTGCTGCTTTTTCTAGATCAACACGTACACCTTTAAATGTCATATCAACTAACATAGGAAACAAATTAGTTTCTAATTCTAGAATCTCGTTTAAGTCTTGTTCTTTTATTTCTTTTTGTAGAGCATCCCAAAGTTTTAAAGTTGCTTCCGCATCTCTCTCAGCATACTCACCTACATACATTGCAGGCATTTGCCACATATCAGACTTAGCATTAATACCAGCCTCACTTGCATACTGTCTAAGAATAGCTTCATCTTTACCTACATCTAAATAATCTTTTGCTAGTGAGTCTAAAGTGTATCTAAATCTATTCTCATTTACTAATGAAGAGGCAATCATAGTATCTACTATTTTACCTTTCATCTTAAAGCCGCGGGCCGCGATCCACGATACGTCGTACATTGCATTATGAAATATCTTAATGGCTTCTGTGTTGACTACATTCTTCTCGAACCATCTCCAAACTAATCCCGCATCGAGATTACCTCCAGCATGGGCAATAGGAAGATAACCTTTCCACCCATCAACAGCTACAGCTATGCCAATAATTTCTCCATCACCTCTGATGGCTCCTGGTCCTAGCGTAGTTAAGTTTGGGTCTTTTGTTTCTAAGTCGATCGCTATCTTAGTAGCTCCAGTTAGGTCCGGTAATTGTTGCGGCACAGTCCACTCTGTTTTCGTGGCGAACATATCCCCTGTTATCATTTATACTGCTCCTTTAGTTTATTTAAAAACCAAATAGCTTTATCTAAATCTTCAATGGGTTTTTTCTTATACTCGTGGCGCCAAATATATTTCAACGCCGATCCCTGTAAGTAGTATCGAAAGCCATACCCTTGGCATGACTTGATAGCATCAATGCATTGGATATCACCTTTATTATAGTGTGATGGATAGTTTACTGGATCGTGTTTCTTCTTCATGTAGATAACAAATCATGAACTTGTAGATTATAAGCTAGATTGTATTTTCTAGGTTCTATTATAATTAACTGCTTTCTAGCTCTAGTTACTGCAACATAAAACTTTCTATGGGACTCATTGCCTCCATAGTGCTTTTCTCCCCATGAAATGTCTACGTAAAGAATTACTACGTCTGCTTCAGCTCCTTTAATAGAACTAATAGTAGCAATTCTAACTTGAGAGGGATCAGTAAGTTTCTTGCCAGAGTCTAAGATATTTTTTATATATTGAACCTCTTCATCTGGTAGTTTTAAAAAAGACTCATCCCAAGGAGCATCAGTTAATAAACCAAACTTATCCATACATTCTTTTAAAGTATAACTTTTTAAATCCTCCGGTGCTTTCTTACCTGACTTGTATCCATGTTTAACATTAGTCTTTAGATAACCATAAATATTTTTTATTTTATCACCTGTAAGTGTGTACCCTTCTCTAAATCTTGCCCAATCATCGATAGCATTAATCTTCTCCGCATTCATTGGTTTAGAAGTTCGACTATCATACTTTATACCTGCTTTTTTAAATTCACTAACGGCCTCTTTTAAAGTGCTATTAGTAGCAGCCAAAACTAACAAGGTCATACCTCTGTTCGCTTCCATGTGGGTAGCCACTGATGGCATGATACCTCCTAAGGTATAAGCTCTGTTTATGGTACCTTCTTCATCTGCTGGTAAATAAGTTTTAGGTATTCTCTCATCATCATTAGAAATAATTCTCTCCGCTAGTGTATGCATCTTTCTAGGAACTCTAAAAGACTGTGTTAAATCTTCTCTTTTAAAATCTTTTCGTTTATCAAAGGATCTAAACTTGTCTACATCAGCTCCTGACCAAACATAAATAGCTTGGTCATCGTCACCTGCTATATGTACTTCGCCGGCATTTTCTATTAGTCTTTCTATACAATCCCATTGTATTAAACTTAAGTCTTGTGCTTCATCTACGATTAAAACTTTAAATGAAGGAACAGTTTCTTTTTGTGCAAACTCTAATAAGAAATCGTTATAATCATACAGTCCTTTTTCTTTTTTAAATTTTGTAAGTTCTTGGTCCAGTAAGTAAGCAATGTTTTTTCTTAATCTAGAATCACGTTGGTTATTAAAAGCTTGTTCTATTGTTAGTTTGTGACAGACAGCTTTATTTACTAGAAATAAATAAGGGTTCTTTGTGTTTAATAATTTACCCTCGTTATCAAATGGGTCCTCCCAATGATTCATTTTAATACTAATAGAAAAAGGAATTTTTCTACCGAGCTCTGAGTAATCACTGGACTCCATAATATTATTTTTTATTGCTGGACACTCTGCTAATGCTAGAGAGTGTAGTGTTCTAAAATTTTCAAAAGCATCAGGAACGTTTGCAAACTCAGGAAAAGCTTCGATGGCTCTTCCTTTAGCTTCGTTCGCAGCAACTTTAGTAAAAGAAATATAAGCTATATCTCTTGGGTGTATTCCCTCAGCTATACATCTTTTAACTTGTTCAATTAAAGTATAAGTTTTACCGGTGCCCGGAGGGCCTATCCATAATTTATTCATAGTGATCTTCTTTCATATATTGTTACGTTAATAGATACACATAAGTATAAATTACAACAAATGTCAAAACAAAAATTGTCTCATGTGGGCTCATTTAATCATATATGCTATATATGCCATATCCATAGAATATTATTTAACACACCTCTGTATTTGTAGGTTAATAGTTGTATTTATTAGGCTGTAGTTGTGTTTTTTCTTAACCAATCAATTAATCCTTGTTCTAAAAAGTATGGTGTATTTCCTATACGAATATATGGGACTTTGAATGTGCCGTGCCGAATTTTCTTTCGAAGAGTGTCTTGTTCAAATCCTCTCGGAATTCCTCGATCATTCATCCAGTCTCTAATTTTAGCTATGTGAACGTACTGGTTAGAAAGGGCTGTCATCATAGCTCATTTTACTAGATTTTATTTCTAGCTTTTTAAATGCCTTAATCATTAGCACAGTCCTCTTACTGGTTCTTACCTGTATCCTGTCCTCATCTTTATATATATCTAGAGTAGCTAATATATTTGAAGTAGCATTCTTACCTTCAGTCCAACCATTCCTTTTAATAAAATCAGTAAAGTCTTTAGCTAAAAAATATGTTATACCCTCCTTCTCATCAGTATATGAAACGTGATTTGCAATATCATCTAACTCATTCCCAGTAGAAATATTTCTTGTAAACTCAAATAAAAGCTCTCTTAATTGGAAAGCGGGGGTCATAGATTCTATGGCTTTTACTTCTCTGATAGCACCTGGAGCAGAGAGAGGAGTAACATAATCAGATATCCATTTCTCCATCGGAGGCATCTTAGCTATTGCAATGTTAGCTTGTTTAAATACTTCTAGTTTAAATAATCTAGGTTCCAGAAGCTGCTCACCTGTAAGTTTTATTCTCTTACTATCTACATTTAAAAAATATAGTGGAGGATCAGAACATATTTTAGTTAAGTCTTTAAATTCTGGTAGTTGTATATCTGATTCACCATAACCTACTCCAAACGGACACTTACTACATTTATGGGCTTCACATACAGGTTGTATTGGGGCCTCTTTACATTTGTATTTATAGTCTTTCTTTTCTAAAGACTTCTGCAAAGTAACAACCTCCTTAGATGGTAATGGAGGAACAATATATTTATTATTATCTGCATCCATCATCTTTTCCCAGTTATCTGGATTTGCTTTCTTTCTATAAACACCAATATTATATAAAGCATTGTTTCTAGAGCCTTGAGTAAACCCTTCCTTTGCTAATTTATTTAAACAAGGAGGACCATCTGGAAATGCCTGCTCTTCTTTTGGTTGAGGTTTTATTTTTATAGATTCAATTTCTTCTTTTGTTTGTGCCCATTCATCATACATAGAATAGAACTGTTCTAAAGTAGCATACTCCCCACCTGACGTAAAAGCATAGCGAGTACTTGTATCTCCTCCATGATAAGGAAGGTTTAAAAAACTTCCTTTGTCACCCTGATCCATTAATAATTCAGTTTGCTTAGGAAATACTTCTGAATCACCATAACCAAGGTCTTCTGCAATCTCTTCTAGTTTATGTTTCATGATTTTTGCAGGAAGGAATTCCTTACAAAATAAAAATAAGTGTGCACCACCAGACTTAGATCTACATGTAATTAAAGGATACCCTTTGCCTTTAATATGTCTCATTAAAGTTAAGTGATTGATAGTGTCATACACATCTATATCAATGCAGCCCCACTTGCATAAACTTTGTTCGTTGATAGGAACTATACCTAATGAAGGTTCTTTACCTTCTATATGTTCGTCCCACATTTGCTGTGTGACTGGGGCGCTTGGCATATAACATTTAACTTCTTGTTTCTCACCTGCCGCGGCCGGAGTTCCAAGAGTCATTACACCACGTACACTATTATTCCCTTCAAAGATTTGTCGAAATTTCATTTCTTCTTCTTTCTGTATTTACTATTAGTCTTGTTATACCATCCATTAGTACAAGGTCCAGAACAAAATCTTTTTGTTTTTTGCCACTGGCTAGGTGTAAAAGAACCACCACAGGTTTCACAATATTTCTTTTCCATTTCTAGTTCCTTTCTTGTATATTAATAGGGCCTATCAATGGGGGAGAATCCTGATAGGCCCCACTTCACAGTTATTTAGAACGGTACGTTATCATCTAATTTTTCATTAGACTCTAACTTCTTGTCCGCTCCACCGTGATTCACCCTTAGGCTACCAACCGCTGAGTGAAACTCTTTGCAGGTTTCATAAACAGATTTATCTGTTATAGGACCTACCTTTTTAACACTCCAACCAAACCAAGTTCCCTTGTCATTTGATTGTTGAACAGTGCTAAGGTTATACACATGACTAAAGATAGGAGGGGTAAATGTGTTACCATCACTACCTTTCATACTTATGTTATCCATCATAGAGTTCCAGTTTCTACTCACTTTTAATTGAGTAGATTTCATGGTTATCAATGCTTTGGATCCATCCTCCGCAATAACAAAATAAGAAGCAGTGTTCTCAAGATAATTACCATTTGGTAATCTCTCTTTGTTAGCTCCATCTCTTGTTGCTTGCTTAATTATGCCACTACTCGCTGAGTGAGTAGCAACTGGGGCTGAAGAGCCTTCGCCTCTCTCAGTCCACTCAACATAATCCCTTTTGTATCCGCAAGGAATTACATTAAGTCCTTTCTCACCATCATATGTCTGCTTAGTCACGGTATTAAATATCATACCTGGTTCAGCGCCTTCCACATATTTGGCATCCCGTTTATTTATCTCGGGTGATAGCTGGCCTAACACTCTTAGAAATGGCATAGCATAATCTTCACTACCCATTTCTTCCGTGCCAGCCTGCTTGTCTCCTTCAAACATACTCGCTAGAGCTACGTCTGTTTTCTCTTTTTTCGTTACTTGATTCATGGTTCGTCCTCCTTGGTTCATGATTTCCGGCTAATTTTAGTTTTATCCTTAACAAATAAATGAAAAGAATCAGAGGGCATATCGAGGCCGGCCTCGATACGCTCCCTATAGAGTGCCTTTAAAGTCATCGGCTCAACTTTTGATTTTTGTTGAGGCTCAAACCCTTCTTGCACTGCAAGGTTGAGCAATTGCTCCGCCTTGTTATCTTCGCCTTTACCGAACGTAACGAAGACCTCATTTTTAATGATGTCTCCTAGTCCGTTATCTCGAAGCCATTTATAAGCTGACTCTAGGTTATCTTTTTTAACCGTACAGCTATAAGATTTTCCAACCTCTATAGCGCTCCCGTCAGCTAATTTCAAAGATTTTAACCCCTGCTCTGCGAGCAAGGTAGGTATAATCTCTGATGCAATCTTATCGGCTTGTTCTTTTTGTTTCTTTAGCTCCTCTTCTTTAGAAGCTATATCATCTTCTAAAGCTTGGAGTTCTAAACAGTAGCTCGATAGTTGCTGAATATCTGTTTTCTCTATTAGTTCTTGTTGATCTCTTTCAAGATCTTGTAGTGTTAGTGTAGTCATTTTATCACGCCTCCTCTAGACATTCCTATTCTTCCTCCTGTTGGTTCATCGTCGATTTTTATTTTATTATACAAATCAAAAGTAAGAGGATAGTATCTTCTTTCTTGTCTATCCCATTTTAATAAATTAAATACTCCTCCTGTAACATCACTTACAATAGCAGTAGATAATCCAATGATAGCTGGATCTCCTGTACATAGTATGAAATCTTTTGGTTTGAAATCTCGTAAGTTCTTACGCATCTTATGAATAAAAGGTGCGGGACTAAATTGTAGTTGTGATAGCTCCGGTAAACAAATAACCAGATAGCCATAGTCTGATGCAGCCAATATATTAATATTTTGTGGTGGATGTTGTAAAACATAGACCAATTTTTCATCGGGGTATTCTTTAATAAAGTCTAGAAATTCCACCAATTGTTTAGGCCTGTATAGTTCAAATAATTTATTTCTCATAATTCAACTTTCTTTATTGACATTTATATAATGAATCAATATATATTTGTCAACTAAGAAAGTAAAATAAATTATGATAAAAGATTATAGGTTTAAAACTAAGCCTTATGCACATCAAATCAAAGCCTTAGAAAAGTCCTGGGCTCAGACAACGTATGCTTTATTCATGGAGATGGGTACTGGTAAGTCCAAGGTCCTCGTTGATAACATCGCTATGCTATATGACAGAGGCGCGGTCCGCGGTGCGCTAATCGTTGCACCCAAAGGAGTGTACAAAAACTGGGATGAGATAGAGTTCCCTGCACACATGCCTGAACATGTTGAATACACTAAGGTTTTATGGGAAGCAAATTTGACAAAGAAAAAACAGTACGAGCTTGATACATTGTTCGATGATAAAGGTGATCTTAAGATATTGATAATGAATGTAGAAGCATTTTCTACAACAAAAGGACTGGACTTTGCTCACAGTTTCCTTAACATATTTATTGGAAGAGCTTTAATAGGAATCGATGAATCTACGACGATCAAGAATCCGACAGCAAAACGCACAAAAAACATTTTAAAAATAGGAAATCTTGCCAAGTATCGTAGAATATTAACCGGCTCTCCCGTTACTAAATCTCCACTAGATTTATATAGTCAGTGTGAGTTCCTGGACGAACACCATCTACAGCAGTCATCTTATTATTCTTTCCGTACGAAGTACGCTAATATGATAGAAAGAAATTTCGGTGGCCGTAGAGTGCAGCTTGTTGGTAGCTATAGAAACCTTGGAGAGCTCACAACATTATTAGATAAGTTTTCTTATCGTGTACTAAAAGAAGAGTGTTTAGATTTACCAGAGAAAGTATTTACTAAAAGATATGTGCAGCTAACTGATGAACAGATAAAAATTTATGCACAATTGAAACGGGATGCTCTTGCATTATTGAATGGCAAGGTGATGTCAACCATGAATGTAATTACTCAACTAATGAGACTTCATCAAGTAACATGTGGTCATTTTAAAGCAGACGATGATAGTATTACTCACCTAAAGAATAACAGATTGGATGAGCTAATGAGTATTTTAGAAGAAACTGATGGCAAAGTAATAATCTGGGCTAACTATAGGGAAGATATAAAAAATATTACAAATTCTCTGAAAAAAGCTTACGGAGAGGCCTCTACAGTCGAATATCACGGTGGAGTGGACCAAAGGTACCGCCAGGATAACATTGCTCAGTTTCAGCAAAAAAATGGCCCTACGCGCTATTTTGTAGGGAACACTCAAACTGGAGGGTATGGAATTACTCTTACCGCTGCGAGCACAGTAATTTATTATTCTAACAGTTATGATCTAGAAAAAAGATTGCAATCTGAGGATCGGGCACACCGAATTGGTCAAAAAAATAATGTTACCTATGTTGACTTGATAGCAGAAGGTACTATAGATGAACGTATCGTCAAATCACTACGAAATAAAATTAATATTGCAAATGAAATCATGGGGGAAGATCTTAAAAATTGGATCTAAAGAAGTATCGGTTCGTATGCTGTTCGTCCTTCTATCTTCTTCGCTTGTAGTACTTGCTTGCGCGGTATTTCTGGTGCTGTTTTCACTGAGCAATGAATCCAACCAGAGTTGGGATCTATCCCATCATAATATTCTAAGATCAACTGATCAAATTCACAGTTTTTTTTAATCCACGCTGCGAGTTCCTTGTTGTCAACTGAATGTATCTCGAAGTCTGCTGCCTCACCCCGGGCATGTTGTGACTTAGTCGAAGAACCAATAGCCTCGCACAACGCTGGGCTTCTATAGCCTGAGGATATCATAACCGGTTTACCAAAGTGTTCACGCACTGGTTGTAGGATAGTCTCCGCTAGGTGAATAAGATTATTGATGTCCGCGGTACTCGGTTCGTTATTAATTCCTTTGCGTACCGCTGTTTGAGATTTTGTTAGTTCTGATAGTGTAAAGTTTTTTGATAGATTCATTATGATTTATCCTTTGCTGCTTGTGTTGACATGATACCGGCTAGTTGGTCTTGGTTATAATAATCTGAAGCAGGACCTAAATTTAAATTTATATTTGATCCTCCACCTTCTCCTGATCCAAAGTATTTACCTATAGCTCTAAGTCCTCTGTAAGGACTAAAACCTTCATCACTAAATGTTTCTTCTTTGATACCTTTTAATTTATCTACAAAACCAAGATCCTGATTAGCAGCTGCATCATTAAAGTCGTAAGAATCTCTAAGCATTAAATTACCATCTTCTACGTCGAAGTTAGCAGCTCCTATTAAAGTTTTTGCTATCTTGTTAGGGTTACTAATTGTATCAAAAATTGAATCTTTATATGTACTACCTTGTATATCATCATAATCACCATAACCAATATAGTCTTGATTTTTTTTAATTGCATTCATTACTGCTGTTTTTGTTGCGTCAAGGGTTGTGTCCCCAAAATCTTCTTCTGTATAATCACCTTTAATTCCAACTAAATCTTTTAAAAAGTATTCAATGTTGTCAGGTACTAAATCTCTTTCCTTTGTAAAAGTATCAACTATTTTATCTACAAACTTTTTCTCAGGTTTCTTTACCGGAGTTACTACAGTTTCTTTTTTCTTCTCGGGTTTTTTTACTGGTTTAACATCTGTTTTCTTTTCTTCTTTTTTCTCTGTTTTCTTTTTCTCTTTTTTCTTTTCCTCTGTTTTCTTTTCTACATTATTTTTAGTAACTTTAGCTTTATCCTCAGCTGTATTAGTAGAATACTTCTTGCCTTCCCAGGTAAAAGTTCCTCCTGCTCCTTGTTCTTTTCTTGCTTTCTTAAATGCTTCTCCAAACGTCATTACATTCCTATCCTATTCATCAGTGCTTCTATAATTATTAAACCAACGGCCCCCACCGTAGTCAATACAACCCAATAGATTTTATCTACCTTACCACCCAATCTATCGATTTCACACCCCATGTGTTTGAGATGATTTTCTTTAATATTTTTTATCTCACGTTTGACACCAGTAATATGTCCATTTAAGGCAATAATATGTTCGCGTTGTGTTTTAGGTTCCATAGTCATTTATACTATACCTCCTGCTTTTAATCCAGAAGTTGCTCCAAATAAAAGCTTCAGTATTATCTTGCGCATCGCAGGGTCTTTAAGTCTTTCTAATAAAAAAGGTAATTGTTTCTCAGTAAATAGAGGGGCTATGCCACTTATAACTTTACCCGGCTCTGCTCCAGCTGATCTCAAGAAAGGTACCCCTGGAAGTCCTTCCTTTGCAAATTTCATTGCCTCTTTCATTTCAGAAAAAAGACTTGCTCCTGGATCCATTGCTTCTCCTAGCATGTAGTTTTGTTTAGCACCTTTTCCAGCTCCTCTTATAAAATCTTTATTAGACATTATGCCTTTTCTAATAACAGGTACTCCTTTAATCATGTCTGCATAAGTATCCATGACCATTTCTGAATCCAGAGGATCATTACTATGCCATTGTCCTGGGCGCTTTGAACCTATCCCTTGAGTAAAATCTTTATTATGAGGTAGATATTCACCACGATAAGCAGCTGTTTTACCTTTAGGTGCAGGGACATCATATTTTTTCATCGCCCGTCTGGCGAGTTTGTTTACTAAACTAGCTAGTCCTTTAGCTGCTGTCCCCCACATTATGCTGCTCCAAATACTGTATCGTTAGGTCCAAATACTTTCTGTCCGGCCGCGGCTGTTTGTTGTAACTGCTGGCTCTGAGGCATTACATTAACTAACGGAGGAGTTACAGGTGAATTAGTTAAACCTTGTTGTAGAATTGGTGAATTAGTTATTGGTAAGTTTAGTCCAGAAGTTTTAAAAGGATTGTCTAGATTAGGTAGTTTTAAACCAAGAGGCATTCCGTCATATAATCTAATTAGCTTTCTAATTAAATTTCTAGCTGCCCTGTATGGATCAGGTTGGCCAACAGCTCTAGCATTATTTCTGAATGATAGTTCAATATTTTCTGATGGTATGAAAGGTTTAAACTCTCCTTTTTTAATAGAATTTAATTGTGTATTAGATACTCTATCAGCAAACTCAATATCTAACTCTCTTATACTTGTGCCTAATGTTCTAGCTGCATAGTAATCTCTAAACATTTTTTCCTGTACTTTGTACAAAGCATCACTAGCTACTTTATATCTATCTACTATCTGCTCAGGAGTTACTGGACCACCTCTAAGTAATGGTGATGTAAATTCACGTCTTGCATTGTTAACACCCATCCTAAAGTCTGCAATTTTAAACTTCATAGCTCTAATAGGATCAACTTTAACAGCTCTTAGACCAGCAAGCCCTGCTAGTTCATCACCTAATTCAAACGCCTGCCCATACTTATCATACTTACCTTTCATAAATATATCCACAGGCTCAATGGCTAAGTCTAGTCGTTTTAATTGTTCTATGGATCCAGGGAATTGAGTTTTAAGAGCGTGCATTACAGCTTTATTCATTCTCTCTCCCCAAGGAGTTTGTTCAGTCCATAATCTATTTCCTTCTCTAGTACGACCTTGTCTTAAGAATATATCTGATATTGCTGATGTCCAAATTGATTCACTAACGAACGGAGATAAAGTTTCAGCAGTACCTTCCCACATAGATTTCATAATTTCTTGGCCCAGGTCTCCTTCACTCATCCCACGTTGAACCCCTGTAATCATAGCAGTAATAGGTCTAATCATTGTGTCGTATGCATTAGCATGAGAAAAATCTATGTATTTTAGTTCTCCATCTTCACCACGTATTGGAACTAGTGTTGAATTTTTAGACCAGTCAGGAACAAATCTTCTAAGAGCCTGCATCTCATCTTCTGTTACATCATAGATTGCTTTAGCTGCTTCTACTGTTCCGTATGGAACAGCTACAACAGTAGTACCTAAACCAAGAGCTCGCTTCATTCCTATCCCTCTAAGTGGATGTACAATACGACCATCATCTAGTGTGTGGGTAAGTTTTATTTCTTTTATTGCTCTTTGTAGAATGTTTGCTGTGGTTCTCATTATTTCAGCAGGAAACGAAACAAAATTTCCTAGAGGAAGTTTTCTTGTAGCCCTAATAAAATCATTTACCATATCATAATTTGGTATTTGGTTTCTAACAAGATCAGCAGCCTCTTCATCTATTTGATCAATAGTTCTGGTTATACCATACTTTTTATAGGCTTTATCTAACTGGCTTCTTTCTAATGCGTAAGAAGTAATTTTCCAAAAGTCATCCTCAGCTGTATACATATCCTCTGTCCATTTTTTAATTTTAGAAAGAGGTCTCATTAAACCGCGTAGTGCTCTTCTTGAATTAATAGACTCACCAAAGTTAGTGTCTTTAAGTAATTTAGTTAAATCCCCTAGACGAACATTACTATTCACAACACCTAATCTTAATAGTTTTCTATACTCATCATTAGCCATACGTGAGCCAGGAATTTGTAGTGCTTTGTATGCATCTTTCATAGCTTTTGCAATCTCAGCAGGGTTCTGTAAAAATAAACCATTAGATGAAGCAAATGCTCCAGCAGATATAAAGTTCCTGACATGAGTAACTGGGCTTAGAATTGTCTTAGCCATTTGTGATGTTGCCTTAGGATATAAAAGGAAGCTGTGATACAGCTGGTTGAGAGTAGACTTATCTCTAGATACCATTGCTGATTCTTCAATAGCTTCTGCTACACCTTTCTCAGCCCACTTACCATTCAAAGGATTAGTAATTCCAGCTTCGACAGTTCTGCTTGCATCAATCTCAATCTGTTTAATATTTTGTCCGAATGCGTTTATAGCCTCTGTATCTGTCTCTCTAAAGAAGCCTTTCATTGTATCTGGAGTTTTAACTCCAGGATTAGCTTTTGAAAAAGTAGCGCGTTCAGCTATTAAGGCTTCGTCAGATTTTAATAACTCATTATAGAATTGATTACGTCTACCAATTAGAGATAATCTATTAGTTCCCGTTAGCATTGTTTGCATAGGATCTTCAACTTTACCTAATAACTGTTCTATTATTTCTCTTGGTTCTTTTTTTAAATTTCTTAAGGCAATAGTAGGAGCAGCTGCATCTATCTCAGTAAGAACTGTCCTGTTTGCAAAAAAGTCAGGAGCATTAAAAAACACGCCAGTTGTTTTTTCTTTTGATGTAGCTAGATTAGGAGGTAACTTAGCTGTTTCTACAATCTGGTTTGCATACATTTCAGCTTGTTCTCTTGTGATAGGCCTGCCTGCTTCCTTTGCTGATTCCTGAAACAGTTTAATTGTTTTTTCTACAACTTCTTCTGTAGGAGCATAGTTAAATAGAGGAATTAAAGATTTATTCTGTAATAATTCATAAGTTGATCCTAAGTAATCTCTAAATTTATCACCAAACAGAGGAGCAAATCCTTTACGTACTTCATCATCCATAGAATAACCAAGACGACTAAATATATGTCCCCAACCTAATCTCATTTGTTCAAAGGAATCTAATACACCATCTACGTCAGATTGCTTAGCTCCTTTGTCTTTCATAAGTTTAATAATCTTATTTAATTTATCTCTGTCCATAGGACCAAAGTCAACCTTACCAATAGAATTCATAATGGGGGAACCGGAAAGGAGAGTATCGTTGAGATCCTTCATAAACTCTGTTCTACCTTTGTTACCTAGTTTGTTAAATGGATTTTTTACAAATGGAAATATGGCATCAATGTGTTTATCTAATTTACGAGATTGTTCACCCGCCCAGTTTATATCCGTGGCCCGCGCTCCAATATTCCTTCTCTCCATATCAAAATACTCTTGGGACTTTCTGCCTCTAGGTCTGAATGCTGAAAAGAATTTATCTATCTTGTCGTTATTAGAAGATAGTTCGTTACGTCTTCTATATAATGTTTTAATCGCTGACCCCGTACCTCCGACAAGGCCTATCATTAAAGATCCGTCTAAACCAAATTTCATTCTATTTACAATTTCTCTTGAAGCCATCTTCTCATCGTTAGGTTCTAATTGAGTTGGCCCCCAGGAAGCCATATCTCCAAAAGTACCCATACTTTCAGGGTCCCCTACAAATATTGCATCAGTTACACCGGCCCCACCGGCTGCACCAAATGTTGCCATTAATCTACCTTTACCATTGAGTGCAGTACCAAATCTTTTCGCTAGTTCAGGATCATTTAGTCTAAAATAGTTTCCATTTCTCTTTGCTAGAAGTGCTTTAGAAGCTAGCTTCTCTCCAGCTTTCCAACCATAAGCTCCAGGAACACCTAAGTTTACAGCTATTCTAGACATAGTTCCTAGCCAATGTTGTTCTGCTTTTTCATCCCAGTCATTTAAACCGTCAAACCAATCTTCTACTTTAGCTGCGTTGTGTGTACCTGCTCCAATATCCATTAAAGCAGCACCTAATGTAAAAGCACCTTTTGGAATATCAAGTAAACCTGCACCAATACCAGCTAACAGTGCTTCAGCGGCACCTACTTTATTTGTTGAATCTAGCTGACTAGTCATACTTGGTCCTAGTTTTACATCACCAACCATGCCACCCAACTTAAATCCCTTCCTAGACTTTCTATCTTTCATAACTTCAAGAACAGAATCACCAATGTCTAGCCCTGAATTTTGCATCATTGTTTTAACTTCTTGATCAAACGATTGTGATGGACTCGCTACTGGTTGTACTCCTTTAGGGCCGGTGCCATTTTCATATTCTACACGGCCTCCACCAGCTTTATAAGAAACATTATAATCATCAAGGAGCCAGTTAGGAATATTTGGATTATCAGAAACTGTAGGGATTTTATAACCAAACTGTTTTGATTTTGCAGCTGCACCTTCATAAACACCTGCAATAACTTGGTCATATTTATGTCCTAAGTAATCAGTTCCTAAACTATTTTCAATGTCGGTTATTCTTTTATCAACTTGTTTATCAAAGTTACCCCAACTATCAAATATTGTGCTTGTTCTTTTATAATCACTGTGTGCGTTTTTTAATTGATTTAAATTTGCTGATGTTCTGGGAAGTTCTTTGTTTTGAAAAGCTACAAGATCTAGATATTCATCATTTAGTCTTTTATAGGTTGCAAGTCTTCCTTGAATACTATGGGTGGGATCATCAAACGCGTAACCTTTACCAGCTCTCATTCCTCCAGATTTAGAAGGTGCGTGATATTTTCTTTTAACGACCTGTAAATTTCCACTCCCATAAAGTTGGTCTAGATTATTAAAATTTAAAAGCCCATCTTTTCCGGTTTCTAACTCTTTAATAAAAGCATCAAATTCTATATCTAAATCTTTAAGAGATAAATTATCTAGTGATTTGCCTTTTGCAGCTAAAAATTTATTAAAATCTTTTTCTCCAAGACCTAGTCTTCTCAAGAATTCTGTTTGCCCTTTAATATGATCAACTTCAAATCTTTCTAAGGCTGGAGTTCCTTTTGGTAATTTTGCATTTTTTAGGTCACGCAAATTTTCTTTTGATTTCTGTATAGCAGCTGCTGCACCTTTACCTTTTTTAGGATCAAAATCTGATATTCCTTTTAATACTTTTGCCTTCGCTACTTCATCTAACTCATTTACGCTAGAATCAAATCTTTTTTTGGCATACTCCTCTATTTTCTTTTTAAAACCAGTTTGTACTTTGCTAACAGATGTTGCTGAATCAAGATTTTTTCCTTGTATTGTTGCTGAGGTTTGTATTTCGTCTAAAAAACTTTTTAAATTTATACTGTAGCCTTGTCCTTGCCCTAATTTTAATCCTTTTTTACCGCCATGTTGCCTGTCTCCTCTTATTAATCTTTTGCCAAAGCTATACAGTTCTGGAGAAAGTTCGGCGTGTTCTCCCGCGTCTTTGATATGAGCTCTATTAACTGCTTTTCTAATGCTAGCATTTAATATTTTATTATCTATACCTAATATCTTAGATAACTCGGTGGGTTTTAAATTTATATTTAAATCTTTTATACCTTTGTCTTTTAATGTACTTATTATTTTAGGAATATATTTAGCATCTTTTCTAGCTGCTAAGATTAATCCCCCTAAACCTATTTTAAGTAATGACATGTAGCCCTCCTATTTGGACTCAGCAAATTTCAGTGCCTCATCTATATCATCGAAACTTTCTATTACCCCTGATTTATTAACAGCTACGAAGAATTTGTTTCCTGCCTGTTTTAGCGGATTTAAAAATACTGTTCCTGGTTGAGCCGCAGTTGCTTCTTGATCCCATTTACCACCATCATCAAGTGGAACCGTAGCGGTAATACCTTTTGCCATAGCTTCGTCCATTTTAACTCTTGTGTGTGTTAAATCATAATCTCCACTAGCCCATGCTGTTAAGTCCGCAGCTCGATCGGTTTGGTCGCCTGTGAACATTTCTGACATAGCTTGAGTGGCTGCAGCTTGATTTATATTTTCATGTCTTTGTCTTCTCATTGCCAGTTCTGCTGAGATTGGTTCGTGGAATGCACTCAGAGCATCGCCCCATCCTTTACCAGATGTCAGTGCTGAACCACTTCTCACTAATGCATCACTTACAGTAGACCAATTATTTTCTCCTTCATTACCTTGTCCGAGAAGGTCTTTAAATAAATCTACTTTTTGTTGGTACTCAGCTTTGATCATCTCCTCTTGAGATATTTCTTCTGCTAAATCCGTAACCCCGTCGCCACCTATATCTGCTGTTTCTGCGTCTGCTACTATTTCAGCTCCTGTTGTTCCCATGGCATTTCTAATAGCCCCAGCTGGGGTTAAGGTATAATCTGCTTCCCCTGAAGGCTTAAAAGCCTGATATATATTAGAAGCAATATTACCAACTTGACCTACAGGACTTATTGTAGAAAGCCACTCCAGAGCTTCTCTTCCAACACCTAATGCTTTTTGTGCATCAGACTCTGCATTTTCAATATCTGTTTTTGGTAAAAGAGCAGAAGTTATTCCTCCATAAGTTCCTCCTACCATTCCAGCTCTTAATAGTTTTCTTTTTAAGCTAGGTGGTAGAGACTCAAAAACTTCTTTAGTTATTTTAGGTCCTGCTCCTCCAGGAACAAATTTATCTGCCTCAGCAGCCCATTCATCAACCGCTTTAGACCCTTTTCCAGCAGCTTCTGCAGCCTCATCTACAGCACCTCCTGGTACTTCTTTCCATATCTTTGGGTTAATTGATTCCAGTATACCTTTTCCAATAGCTTTCCACACAGATCCCGAGTGTCCTTCTCTGTTCCCTTGTCTATGAGGGTGATTAGCTGGTTGATATCCAACTCTTTGCGGTACAACATGACCCCCTGTTCTAAATCCTTGTGGCATAGGTCCACGTTGTGGTGGAACAGTTCTAGTTAAACCTGATGTTAATCCAACACCATGAGATTTATCTACACCGCCACCCATTGAAAACATTTTTCTTCTTAAAGCAACTGGGCCGCCGTGTGCGTATTGACCATAATATTGACCAGCTTCATCGTCAGTCATAAACGGTTGCCATCCGCCTCCACCTAATGCTCCACCAGCACCACTTCCACCTAAGCCACCAGTACCACTTCCACCTAAGCCACCAGTATTTGTATAGCCTCCTTGGCCAACGTTGTAAGTTCCTGTTCCACCTGAACCTATACCTGTAGAGAGTGGAAACTGTTGATCTTTCCAATCTTCAAACTGGAGCTGTTGTGTTGCTTTTGCTTCATTCATAGCCTTATTTTCCATCATTGGACTACCTTCTAACCAGTCGTTATAATCTACACCGGCACCTTTGGAAACTGCGTGAAATTTTCTAGCAGCAGGTGTATCACCTTCAAAAAAACCTAGGTCTCCTGATTCTGCACGTTGATCAAATACTCCTCTTAAAAGATCTTTTGTAATCTGACTTCCGCCATGAAAACCTGTAACTTCATTCATCCATTTAGGATCATCAAATTTTGCCCCTGCATACTTGCTTGACATAAGACCAACTTCAGGATCAAGCGCGCCTGATTTAAGTTGCTTTTGCCAATAATCAGGACTGTTAACATTATGTTGCATCCATGATCCAAGCTGCGACTGACGAACTGGAGCACCAGGAGCAGTTGCTACAAACTGATCACCTTTACCTTGCAGGTCCAGCGCAAGTTTTCTATCTGCTTCGTATGCTTCCCTAGAACCATAGTTCAATTGAGACCATAGAGGTCCTCCAGGCATTTTAAAATCCTCCTATAAATTTGTTCATATTAACTCCCAAATAATCCGCCTAAGCTTCCAAGTATTCCAGCTCCTGTTTGAGCCATACCCATAATATTTTCGCCTCTTGATGGTTGTGGTCCAGCTGTTGTTCCAATAGAAGTACCTGTTCCATACCCACCCATTAATCCTGAAATTTGTTGTCCAACAAATCCAAGTTGTTCATAAGGTGCATACTGAGCAAGTTTATTTTTCTGAGCAAGTGCATCAATACCTGCTTGTGAATATTTCTGATTTTGATCTCCGAACGCTTGAAGTACACCAAACTGTTGAGCTCCTAACTTAGGAACTAATTGAGACATTTGAGTTTGAGCAGCCAATGCATTTTGGTAAGGAGACATTTGTGATTGTGATAATTGTCCTTGAGAAGTACCTGCTGTTTGCAGTGCAGATAAATCTTGACCTGTGTATCCAGCGGCCTGTTGTCCTAAACTTCCAAACTGACCAGCAGTTCCCATTCTGTTTTGTATATCTTGTTGTCTTCTTTGAGCCGCATCCATGTAAGCTTCTCTATTTAATCTTCCAGATAATAAACCTCTATTTAATTGATTTTGTGTAGCTGCTTGTGCTTGAGCTGCTGCAGCTCTACTGCTTCCATACACACCTTGTTGACCCTGATTCAATCTCAAGTCTTGTATACCCTGAGCTGCGCCTTGATCATATTGAGCTAACTCGGCATCTATATAAGCTTGTTGTTGAGGAGCCATGTAAGAAGCCATAGAACCAAGCCCGGTCCCCGCTCCGGGGCCCTGTAATCCTTGTGCTCCTGCAAGGTCAGCTACAGCTTGTTGTTGATATGGAGTTGCAGCCCCTGATATCGCTTGAGCTCCTGCTAACCCTTGCATTTGGTTAATTGCTGCTTGAGCATTTGTTAATGCTCCTGCACCGGCACCTTGAATCTGATTTGCGGCTGATGTCGCTTGATCTAAATATGGTTGGAAAGCCCCTATCCCCTGTCCGCCGACCCCGCCTGTGGCTGGATCGTACGTGAACCCTTGTTGACCAAGGGCTGTTTTCATTGCTTGTTGTTGTGCTTGGTTTTGTGCTGCTACACTAGGAGCAAATCCTGCTGTTTGTATATTACCGCCTAGTATTCCTGTTAATTTTGGTTGATATAGACCAAGCATCTTCTCCACTGCTGGAGAGGACATTTGGACTTGGGTGGTTCTCTGGTCAAATTCTGACGCCATTATACTCGAGCCTCCAAGTTATTCATTAAATCATACATTCTTTGTGCGCCTAAATTAGCGTCACCATTACCCATATTTTTAACAGCATCGCGGGTCATTACAAACTCATCTTTTGATAACATTGCTGGAACATCATCAGCTCTTGGCTTTGCACCCATTGGCATAAATCCACCTGCTCTACCGTCCCATTGTGTTCCTTGAGGTGGCATCATTGGTTGTCCTGGTGTAGTGAGAGCAGGAGCATTCATAATACCTCCAATATTCTTGTGTACACGACCACCGGTATTGAAGAAATCATTTTGATTCATTTCATTTAAATTAAATTCTAGTATTTCAATTTCTTTTGGTGATAACTGATCTAGAGATTTACCATAATGCTCTAGTGCCATGTTTTCCAAAGTATCCATACGTTCTGCCATTGGATCGGGCGCTGATGCCATTTGTACTAGATCACCTTGATTGTATCCTGTACGACCTCCAGTTGCATAAGCATCATCTCTAATCATTCCTTTGCCTCTTAAAAATTCGACTTGCTCTTCGTTACTCATACCTTCTAGTTCTGGAAACTCTATCATTAGAGGTTCAACAAAATCTTTCCAGCTTTCATATGCTCCTCCTCCGCCAGCTAAACCTATACGACCGCCGTTTGCATACGTATAAGTTCTATGCGGATAATTAGTTCCAGGGAATTGATCACGTACTCCTGTTGATACGCCATAATCTGAAGGGGACTTAGTAGTGTAGTCTCCTCCGTACAGTTCTCCATAAGGTGCATACATATCATTAAATTCATCCAGAGAATATCCAGCATTCCTAGCATCTCTTGCCCAAGAGTTATACATAGGTTGTGCCATATTAGGTCCTTTACCTCCTCCTCGTTCTTCTTGTTTAGAACCCAATAAGCCTCCTCCTAAAGCTCCTAAGGCCATTAATCCTTTTTGTGATCCTAGTAATGATTGAGGATTTTTTAAGAATGCTCCTATGCCCTTTGCTAAAGTTCCTTTGCCTAATGCTAATTTACCGGCAGTACCAAAAAGACCTGCTGAGGCTGGAATAAATCCTCCAGCCATTCCTGGAAGTGTAGTTCCAGCCACTGCTGCTTTTCCAAGCAAGCTTGACATTATGCCACCACCACCAGTAGCACCCATAGTACCACCCATAGCATTAGCCATCATTGGACCACCAGCCATCATCGCAATTACAGGCAATGCTAACGGTAATATTTGTTTACCGGCCTTTGCTACTTTTTTAAATACTTTTCCTAATTTTTTACCAACCGACCCCATTATGCCATATGTTCCTTAGTTGTAATTTTCATGTGATGTCTTATTAATCCGTTTGGAGATATCCTTAACCATTGAACTGGTTTACCAACTCCTAATAAATGTGTGAAGAATGTTTTATAAAATGTCATAGCTTCGTTATGTTTCCTTTTAAAGACTGTATCAATAACCCATGCCCTATCGCCAGTATTCCATTCAGTAATATCTAGTTCCCTAGTTTCTAAATATTTTTGTTCAACTTCCTTACTTAAGAAAGCCCAGTTTCGAAACCCATAAATTCCATCGTCGTCTGTGTGGAGTTTATATTGTCCTAAAACTAATGAGGGATAAATATGTGTGAAGATTTCTTTAAGACTATTATCAAACCATAACGGGTATTCGAACTTATACAATTCGATGATGTCAAAAAGCTCATCCATATTTCACCGCAAGGTGGTTAGTCTTGTTTATTCGCCGCTACCGGATCCTATTGGTAACTGCACGACTTTTACCTGTATATCTTTGACCTTTTGTTCACTCCATGGTTTTCCACAATCTGAACAATTACCGGTCGCTTGTTCATCTGAATCTACCTCATTATCACAATTTTTGCAATAAATTCTGTGATGAACCTCTGGTTGTATTACAGGCACCTCGACTCCTTCAACCATTGTAGTACTTATAACCTTAGAATCTTGTATTTTTGTCATTATGTAATCTCCAGTAAAGAACATATAACATGTAATGCGTTGCCACCGGCAGCTTGTGCACTTAGTACATCGCCATCTTCAAGAACTAAAGGTTGAGTCAAAAGCTCGGTTGTAGTGTTTGCAGCTATTGACTTAGCTTTATATAACATAATATCAGCAGGGCCCAAGCTCTTATCTGATATTTTAAAATCTATTGTAACTGCTCCAGCTGAATCATTACAGACTAGTAATGACTTAATAATACCTGTTGTAGGTGGTTGAGGTGGACTAGCTATCTGAGCAGTAGGCACAGTATATATTGGAGTCACTCCAGTAGTTGTTAAATCTACACTCTTATTTAAATATTGATCTGCCATTATATTCCGAACCAACTCCTAGTTGATGATTGTTGTCTTAAATCATCTTGAAAAGAAAAGTTTAATTGATTTATTATACTTTCCAATTCTTTAATCAATACATCTTGCTGTTCTCTGTTAAATTCATCAGAAGGTAAAGGAAGTCGTACGACTCTAATTTTAGCCATTATCTCATTCCATCCGGTTTAATATCATATCTAATTGTTCCAAATCTCCAATCGGCATCTAAAGCATTACTGGCTATTTTAAGATTAGCTTGTCTACCTCTTCCTCTTACAGAGAAAAATTTAGAAGCGGAACTAATAGTTGAGGAAAAAGATCTAGTGTTTGTAGAAGCTGGATAATTAGCAAAAGTAGTAGTGACTTGCATCTGATCCCCAGTTAACACTTTAAAGTCAGGAATAACTCTACTCACATGATAAACTTGATCTCCATCTTCAATATCGATATCTCCAGAAGTTATATATGAATCCATGGCAGCACCATCATCATTAACTCCATCTTCGTGTACATAGATATAAGAACTACCAGCAGTTAAACCTAAAATAGTTTCATTGTCTCCCACTAATACTGTAGAATAGTCAGCACCATAAGGATTTGCAAAAACTCCTCTATCTGTCCATGCCGATCTAGTAAAACCAGTATTAGTATACCAAACTTTTTCTAAATAATTATATGTAACACTTTTATCTAAGTACTCAGAACTTTCACTTGGATAAAACCAAGTAACTTCATTAAAGTCTACATTAAGACCACAAAACGTTTGAACTTGTGCAGAAGGACTAATATCACCAAACACAAAATCTTGTACAGAACATTCTAGTTTCTTAACAGAACCATCAAACATATAGAAAGCTGTTTGAGACATCCAAAAAGAAACACCATTCACTTCTGCAAAACAAAATGGAGAAATTGCACCGCAAGAAGAACCCACTTGTTGTAAACTAAAAACATACTGGCCTCCAATTGAGGTTAAAGTATTAAGAGCCGTATCTGTCCAAACAAGAATACCTCCACGAGATCTTGTAGCTGCTACAATCTTAGAACCATCTTGGACTTTATCATAACCAGCGCTAGTTTCTTGAAGAGAAGAAAATGCCCAGTTTGTTATTTCATCCATATTAGACCATCTTACCATCATATTATCTTGTGACCCGGGAGTTGCTATTGTTAACTCCGTACCAAATGCAAGCATATGTTGGTCGGAAGAAATAACTACAAACCTATTAGCTGTAGGAGCATTAGCAACAACAGCGGCAGGTGAAGATACTCCACCAGATAAATCCCAGTTATAAATGGAACCATTATTTCTCATTGCTATTAAATCTTCTCCATATGTATCAAACACCCAATAAGTTGCTTCTAGAAATATTGCTGAAGAAGTACGAGCAGTGTTCCAGGTGTGAGAATTCCATGCTCCAGTACCCCAACCAAAACTATAACTACTCGTCGCTGATCCTACATTGATTTGATAAGAAGTTGCAACAGTTGCACCTCCTCCTCCAGAGGCTGCAGTTACATTTGTACTGTGTGTGATTGTATAGCTATTAGCATCAATAATGGTTGTAATTTGATATTCATTATTTAAATCTTGACCCCCAACAACTGCAGCTCCTGAATAAGTTACAAAGTCTCCTTCTAATGCTCCATGAGAAGTATGAACAACGGTAACTATGGTATTTCCGGTAGAAGTAAAACAGCCATTTAAAGTTGCAGTTGCTCTAACGGGAGTAATATCAGTTATAACTCCCTCAGAATAAACATAGAGTTTTCTTTCTGTTCCAATGGCTAAATATCTTACACCAGCTGTTGAATACCAAGCTTTCATAGCACGAGCAACTCCTATAATTCTAGTAGCAACTAACTTAGACCATCCTCCTACCTTTTCTGGTAGTTGTGTTCTAAAGCGTACATTTTTAGCATCAATCCATCTACCCTCTGCTCCATAAGTAGTGATTTGTTTATCTATTCCCGGTTGTATATTAACTTTACTTAACATTTGAATGCTCGTTACTTGTTTGTTTTTCCATTAATAGTGTGTCCAGTGCTTCTTCTTTAGAATCAATAACTGGTGGTAAAATAATAGTTAAAGGTGGAACTTCATCATCTTTTTGGAGTCCTATGAAGTGTTTTATATCATCCATTATCCACCATCCGTTCCTAAATTTCGAGTACCATAATAACTAGACATTGTCATATTACCATGAGATTGTTTAACCGCCGCATTATCAGTTAAATCATAAGTCCCCACTGAATAGCTTGCTGTTGGGGGTACGTTATAAGTGAAGGGCTGATAGCCTGGAGTTACATTTACCTCGACCACATCGGGGTTAGCCCCAGTTTCAAATGTTCCTCCAACTCCCGCTGCGTATCTTATTCTTAATGTTCCCGTGGTAGGTTCACTGGCATCATAAAAATACCAAGCTGTTCCAGTTGCAGATCCTAATTGTGTACCGGGGTATAGTCTGCTAGCACCAGTTCCGCCAGCTGTATTTATATAGTCCTTTATCATAGTTATAATCTCTGCTCTATCAGCTCCATCAGCACAATAAAAAGCTATGTCCAAGTCAGGCAGACCAACATCTGTATTATTTTTCCTCGCAGAACGAAAACGCGGATAATAACTTTGTCCATAGTGTTGTACATGTGCTTGGACGTCTCCCCACCCACTAGTATTAAGAGTATATGATGATGCATTTGCAGAATTATAATATTGGAAATTAAAGGGTGACTTATAACCACCAGCATTAGTACCACTAGTTATAACATAATCATTTCCAGTATTATTAGTTAGTGTATATTCAATACTAGCTCCTGATCCTCCCCACGTACCAGTAAATCCAGAAACTCCGGATAAAGATCCACCCAGCAGGGTTGGGTTAGCCGGACCAGCACGACAAACGTTGGCAACACCTGTACCAGTATTTGATTGTGCCCCCGATCCTCCAATATAGTTAGTTCCTGATCCACCATAAGTATCCCAGCCTAAATAACCACTAGAGCCAGGAGTAAAGCCTTGAGCTAAACCTGTACCAGTCCAAGTTACTGGGTAAAAGAAATTTAGATAAGGATAGCATACAGAACCACCAGCATACACACTTGGAAGAGCCTCGCAGGTAAATGACCAAATTAGATTTTGACCATCTTTTAGTATTCCAGGTTCATTGCCTAACAGAAAGTTTACATATGGGGTCCAACCCCCCAATTTCTGACTTTCACCACTTGATACTAGAGCAGAATTAAAAGCATAATCAACATAGGGTCTGTTATATGTTACGTAACGATTAGAATCAGGCATAGCAGCATAAAATGTACTAACATTCGCTCCCCCTCCACCGGCTGTTTGTTGTATATTTGTATTTATATAAATTTTTTTACTGTAATCTTCCGCCGTACCACCAGCAGCTGTCCCCAAATCTACAACTATGTGGGTATAACTTCCGCTATGATAAGTTGAAGCGGCATTATAAGCTGAACTATTGTTTGAAACACCAGAGGAACATAAGTCAGCTCCACTATTATTTTTTGTAGTTGCTATATAAACAGGTCTAGTTACAGTACTATCAAGTAGAAAACGTATTCTCAATTTCCCTGCTATAGCATAACCCCCAGTGTCAGTTGCAGGAGCTACAAGATTAAATGTAAGTCTATATCCATCCCATGCTACATAAATTGAGGTTGTCATAGGACCATCATTTGCATCAGGATACCTTGCAGCATAATCGCTGAGTTTAATATTACTAGCACCACCAGGTGAATTGAACTCAGTCATAATATTAGAAAATGTTATTGCGCCGGATGATGTAACTGTCATTTTTTCACCTTGGTGGATAACTCATTAATTGCTTGAACGAGCAATCCAATTAATTTTTCATATTTCACACCAAGGGTACCATCGTTTCTTTTTGCAACGACTTCAGGGACAACTTCTTTAACATTTTGAGCTACGAGTCCCGTATCGTGCTTCCTAACAAAGTACCCATCTTCACCACCACGAGCTGCTATGTGTTCATCCGTCCAGTCAAACTCTACACCACGGAGCGCGTTTACTTTATCAAGTGCATTTTCAATTGTTTTTACATTTTCTTTCAAAGAAGCATCAGAAGAATAATAAGCAGTAATTTCATTAGTTGCTCTAATTTCACCGGTAGTAGAAGAAGGCGTTGTACCAACACCTAAAGCTTCATCAATATGAATACCATTTGTATTTGTTGATAACTTAATATTATTATCATAGTACAAATCAACTTGTGCATTTACAGCGCCTGTCATACAATATTCAGTGCTTCCAATATTTCCAACTGTGAAAGCTGACGCCACTTCACAACGTCCGTTAGTCCCATTAGAATAAAGTTTCATATCGGTTCCTGCACCCACAGTTATTCCTTCAGTATCAGGAAACACAAGAGTACCTGTCATTGTTGCACCTGCTTTTGGAACATTTGCAGTAATCTGAGTTTGTGCGTTTGAACCTAAACTATTTATGTATTGATATTCTGTATCAGAAACAGAGCCATCAGCAACAGCCGTAGCGGCTATTCCTGTTAATCCTGCTCCTGAGTGTGCATATTTTATTGATTCGTATGTTGCCATTATATACTCACTTTCACAGTTGTTCCATCTCGCCAAAGAGCTCCAGCAACACCAGGATCTGAAGTTGGTAGAGCTGGCATCTTAACTCCATTTGTAGAATCAGTAGATAGATAGGTTGTACTTTCAGCTTGGTTTTTAATTTTAATAGTGTTCCCACCAATAACTAATTCCCCTGTTGTATTATTAATTTTAGAATCAGTTGCATTGTGAGATAAAACTAAATCTGTAGAACTTCCTATATTTAAATTTAATGAATCATTAACACGAACACCACCAGTAAAAGTTGCGCCGGCTAAGGCTGCTCTAGCAGCAAGCTGAGTTTGTGCGTTTGATGATAATGTATTGATATATTGAAACTCTGTATTAGTTACAGAGCCGTCAGCTACTTGAGTTGAACCAATTGGTATGACTCCATATTTAGCGGTTTCATATGTTGCCATGTTATTTCTCCGTTAGTTTCCAACCGTGACTAGCTCCTGTATATACTAATGCAAATGCTGCACCTTCAGTTGAAATTGTTCCAGTAGAAGCTGCACCAAAAACTTTCCCACCACCAGGGTCAAGTGTTAATGCATTAGTATCAAAATTATCTGCTAAATCTAAAAACCTAATTTCAGATCCAGTAGGTGGAGTTGCAGGTAAAGTTAAAGTAATTACATTTGAAGATGTATCAACTAAGATTTTTTCACCAGCATAAACATTATCTGTTGCTGCAGTAATTGTTCTCCAAGTTGAAGATGAAGTTTCTAATGGATACCAAGTAGTACCATTAGTTGCCAAAAACATTTTCTGCCCAGGAGATATAACCTGTTGATTAGCCGAGGACCCCGTTCCGCCAACATCCATTGTAATAGACCCTGCGCCTGTACCATCATTAATAATATAATAAATCTTTTCAAGAGCTGGTACGTTAATAACGAAAGCTGTTGTGAAGTTATGGAATCTAATTGCCGCGGACCGAGCTTGGTTAGTAGCTGCTACAACTGGACCATCGCCAGTTGTTAAAGTCTTTGGTGATGATTCACCGTTTAAATCTATTGCGAGAACACCTGTAATTGCTTCTTCTATAGATCTAGAAAGTGTATTATTTGTTGTAGTACCCCAGGAATTAGATTGTTCTCCACTCCCAATAAGTTCTATTTTTAATCTTGTTGAATAGGTTGACATCTATTAAATCTCCGTCCAATCATTATCGGTTCCTGTACTCACATTAGTCCAGGTAGTACTATTGCCGGAATCATCGACATTAGTCCAAGTTCCACTTGTTGTAGCATTTATATCAGTCCATGTCGAGCCTGAACCTTCATCAATACTAGTCCAGTCCCCTACATCAGGCGTTGTTATATCATTCCATCCAGTAAATAAAGAAACTGGAAGAGCTTCAAGAGTCAAAGATACCCCTACAGGGTATACTGTATTATTGATATTTATCTGTATAGAACCCAAGGTCAAAGTAGGAGTTACACCAGTTGGGATTATTAAAGATGTTCCGGAAAGTGTTGGACTACCTGGAGTTAAAGTAGCTAGTACCCCAGTTGGGGTAGCTGTTGCTGTTGTAATAATTGATTCGTCACCAAGAGATAAAGTTAAAGCTTCCCCTGTTACATCTACTCCTATAGTTGCCAGTATAGATACAGAGCCTAAAGTAGTACTTAGTGAGAATCCAGTTGCTGTTGAGATAGAAGATACAACAAGATTATCATTGGGTACAAAACCTATAGAAGAAGTTAAAGATTCCCCAGTAGGAATCTTAATTATATGCCCTGTTTCTGAGCCTAAAGTAAGTGTCATTGCTACACCTAAAGGAGTAGCATGGTTTGCATCACCGGTAATCTCATGAGGAGAACCTGCGGTAGCAGTTAAAGCGAAACCACTTACTGAAATAGCTACAAGGGGCTGACCTGCAAAAGACGTTGTTGCAAAAGGGTTAGCTGCGTATGCCATTATTTATCCTTTTTACATTTACAGTTGCAAGGTTTTGTATCTAATTCTTTAATAGCTTCTATTAATAAAGGTATTATTCTATCATACCATACTGCCTTATACATAGAATCAAACGGTGCAGAGGTTACAGCCTCTGGTAAAACTAATTCAATTTCATCAGCATTAACTCCAACTTGTCTTCGTTCATTTTCAAAACCAAATGACTTAGCTATTTTATTTTCTTTATAATAGTAACCACTAATTTTCTTTAACTTATCTAAAGCAGATCCAATTACCCCTTCAAAATCTTTTAAACGTGGGTCAGAATAATAAGCTGTGATGTTGCCCGTCGCCGTAATGGTCCCCGCAGCAATAGGATTTCCTGGTGCAAATGATCCTGTAGGTCCTGTTGGTCCTGGCGGTCCTGTTGGCCCTGTTGGTCCCGTAGGTCCTGGCGGTCCCGAAGGTCCTGGTGGTCCCGTAGGTCCTGGCGGTCCTGTTGGCCCTGTTGGTCCCGTAGGTCCTGGCGGTCCCGAAGGTCCTGGCGGTCCTGGCGGTCCCGTAGGTCCCGTAGGTCCTACTAAAGCTAAATTAGTTATGGTTGATTTATTCCAAGCTCCTTCGTCTACATCGTAGTAAGGAACTAAATCCGTTGCTACTGCATCTGAATCAGTTGCAAATCCTGTTATTGCTGCGCCTACATTAACTGCATCTGTTACATCGGCACTAGCTTCGACACCATCTAATTTTGTTCCATCAACAGAAATATTTCTTCCATCGACATTTCCAGTGACTGTTATTGCTCCAGCAACATCTACGTTAGGTGTAGCAACATTTCCGTTGTCCCCTACAAGTATAGCTTTCGCTGCAGGCTGTGTACAAAATACATCTTTGGTACCTGCTGAAAAGTCAACTAAGGAATCACTATTTGAACTTGAAATAACTGCGGTTCTAGAAAGAGTATCAGGAGAAGCGTCCGTTACAGCACCTACACCAACTTCAAACTCTGTAGAGCCCGGAAGAACTATACAATAATAAGTTGTATTAGTAGTTCCAATGCCTGCAACAAAAGTTTCAAAACCAGTAAGTGCTCCTGCTAGATTAACTGTTCCTGTACCAGTAGTTGCAGTTGTTTCCTTGACTCTATCGTTGATGACAAAAGCCATTTAAACCTCCTAACCTAACCTAATTATCTCTGATCCACCACCCGCTGTTGGGAACTGAATTGTAAATGTTCCATTACTAGCTGTAAAATCTCCGCCAAAAGCTAAAATACACACTGCATCTGTATTAGACAAATTATTATCTGAACGATAAATTAATGCACCATTCGCTGTGAATGAAGCACTTGTCCAAGAAGCATCATCAAAATCAACATATGCTGGCGTAACACCTGATCCACCTGTTACTGTAGGATTTGCTAATGTAGCACCCCCAGCAGTATACGCTGATCCTGACGTATTACTTATTTCATTTGTGACGACGTAATGTGTAGTAGTAGCTCCCATAGTAGCCGAAGAAGTATACAGAGCTATTTTATATGTAGCGCCACCATTAAAATCATGGTCACCCTTCAATAAATTCATTTTAAAAACATTTGCAACTGCTTGTGCTATTGCCATAGTATTCTCCTAATTATGGATTTGCAGAAGGAATTGGAATTCTAATAACTCCATCCCTATACTCATCCCTACGTTTTTTACCCATTTGTTCTTGTGCAAGCGCTGTAACAGACTCTCTATAAGACTGTTCATATACTTGTTGATCTTGCGGAGCTTTCAAGAACTTAAAAGCCTCACATAAACTAGAATATAAAATTGTTCTAGGAGCATTTACACTTACCCAAGTCTCAGTATTACCTCCTGATAACCCTGTAGGTAATCTTGTAAATCCTACTTCAAATTTATATATTGCGTTCGGGGTTGGTGCAAGTACTAATGTGCCCTCATCCCATTGTGCATAATATTTTGGCATAGCGGTAGAGCCAGTGTCTGGCGTATTATAATACTCATTCATAAAATCAGCATCTACTCTAATCATTTCAGATCTTGCTTTAGTTCCTGCGTCTACATAAATAGTAACATATCTAATAGTAGCATAATCTGTTAATTTAGGTGTGATAACTGAAGCTGTCTGCCCAGGTAAAGGTACCCATCTATTATCAGCCGCTGTTGCACCATTCATAACATCTTTATAACAATCTAAATCTACGTCTTTAAATATCCGTAATTCAGCATGTTCTATAAAATCATCAACAATAGTGTCTGTAAGAACAGCATCATCTGTTTCCGTATAATCTCTAATCTGTGTCACTAATTCTGCGTATGTGGTCATGGTAATATTGTAAGCGGTCCTACGGACATAGCTCCTCCTCCAAATTTTCTTATACCACCACTTTCAAAATATTTAAACCCTTTGCCTCCAGCAGTTTCAAATTGGTTAATATAATCAGTTCTATCATCAATTAACATTTTATTTGCTCCACCATATCCGCCTTTATTATACTGAGGTGCATAATCTATATCACCAGGAGTTGATCCCGATGCAGGTGCACGACCAACACTAGATCCAGGTGTACCAAAATGAGTAGTAACCCAAGAAAGTTTTTGAGCATCGCCTGCAACAGAACCCGTAGTTGTTGTTAAAACATTCCAAGTAGTATTTTTTGACATAACTAGATCTACTAAAGCATTTGCCTCAGCTCTTACTCCTAAGTTTAAAAAATAACTTGGATCAGCGGCTATTGCAGCTAATTCTTGTGCAGGTGTCATATCGTACCAGTCTGGATTATATCCTAAAAAAGTTGCTACAGCTTGATACCATTCTGCTAGTGTTCCATCCACATCAACATAAACAGTTGTAGTTCCAGGATTACAGTTTTCTGTTAACCATTCTTCAAGAATATCATTAGGACTAAATGAAAAATTATCATCATCAATTTTAGTTAGTATATGACCATCTGCATAATTTATATCATGATCTTCAATATGAGAAACTTGTGGATATTCTGGAAAGTGAGATTCACAATCTCTAAATCTACGTCTGTCTCCTGTACTATATCCATGTCCTGGATCAAAAACATTTACAAGTATTGAATCTGTTACACCTGCACTCATTGCGTTCTCATCTAACATATGCGCTACAGGTGGCTCTACTCTTCCTGGTCTTGCATGTCGTAGTCCTTGTGCGTCGCCTCTAATAACTCTTGGTTCTAACAGAGGTGATTTTGGTTCATATTCACTTGTATGAACCCACGCGCCATTCCATTCTCTAACCATTTCTCTATATGGAAATTGCAGACCACTCCTGTCGGAGATAGCTATTGCATATTTACCTGTAGAAAAATTAGACATTTGGATAATACGCCTGTGGTGAAATGTAAGTACTAGTTGAAGAGCCATCTTCAACAAGAGCTCTATTTAATTCATCTTCATAATATAACTTCATCGCTTGACATAATTCTGGTTTTTCTTTTTGACAAAGATAGAAAGCTAAACCTGATACCATTGCAGGGACGAAACGATAAGGTGAGTCAGCTGTGTTAGTGTAGTTACCTACATCCTGAATTCTTTTAACATAATAGAGGCCTATATAATTAGTTGCCGCAGTAGCGTCAGGAGTTGGGTATAAAGTAATTGCAGTTCTATCAATAAAACGTTGAACATAATATTGTGAAGGTTGAGATTTAGTTAGTTTATTAGAAAGACCAGAATAAGTTGATCTATTAATTTTTGTTAATGCAGAATCTGATTGATTAACTGTATTATAGTCTCTTCTATAAGTAGCTTCTAATACATCATCTAATCCATAGATGCCATTAACAGGTACAGTCGTCACACTCGTACCATCACCAACTCCTCTATAGAAAATATACTCGGCCTGCCCTTCAACAAGATCAATATTGGTATTTCCCATTTCCCAATAGTGTAAGCCTCTATTGCCCCACTCTTGAAACATTATATTTAATGAACGTCTTGCTGATTTTAATTGGTAACCACTTACAGCATGAAGACCTATACGATCATAGGCTTCCTGTATAATATCATCAATTGCAAAAGTGCTCTCGAATGTAGTTGTTCCGGACGTTGCCATAAACTACCTCCTAGTTAAATGTAATAGTAACACCTGTTGTAGCAGTTAGAACGGCGTGTACTCCTGTTTTAAATCTGATACCACTACCTGGAACGAATATTGAAAGTCCATCAGTTCCAAATATGAAAGTGTGCGAAGTACCGGTTGCCGAAGTTGCATCATACAAAACCAAAGTAGAACTTGCGACTCCTTTTGCCTGTATAGAAGTTACTCGGCAAGAGCCAGTATGCAAGGTTGCTGTAGTTGCAGTATGTGCTGTTCTTTGGTCACTTGTAAAAGTGCTTCCACCCATAATATTTTCCTCCTAAATTAGTGGGGCCGAAGCCCCACTGTTAATTAATTATTCAGTATCTGAAGTACTAGAGATTCCGAAGAATTTTAGTTTTAGTGTAGTAGATCCACCGGCTGCGCCAGCTCCTGGATCACCACTTAAAACTACTTCAACTTCATCTGGTGTAGAACTTGTTGCAGCAACTCCTGCACCAAGATCAATAAATCCTAAAGCACCATTCAAAATCCAGAATCCTTTAAACCCTGTAGAATTGACTGCGCATGTACTTCCGATTCCATCTAAGTAACCGTCTGTATCAGCATCTGATCCTACGTCGTCAAGATTAACTGCATTTGTTGAAGCTTCTGTAACTACTACTGTGCATGCCATTGGAACAAAGTTAGTAGGCATCGCAATTGCCGCCTCTTTTCCAGTTGTAGCACCACTAATAACAGAGACTGTTGCCTCATATACTTCTAATTTCATATTAGTAATAACTTTGCCAGATGCATTTTTTATAATGTCTACAAAGCCGTTTTCCGATCTTACCGGACCGCTAAATGTTGTATTAGCCATAATTTTTCTCCTATTTGCGCTAGTATAGTCCTAAGAGTTTGTCTACTGCACGCGTCTATACTAACTTATTTTTGATGTGCAGTATTTTGAATATACTCTCTTAAATTAGTAAATGCAAATAAAAAGGGCGGCCTAAGCCGCCCTCCTTAATTTAGGTATAATCTAACAGTTCTTAACCAGTTCCGTCAGAGCCATAGACACCACGCCAGTCAGACCAGCCGAAGCTGTATCTTTCTCTGGCTTTGTATCTCATGTTGCCTGTTTCGAAGTCACCTTCCATAGCAGTTTTAAGAGCTGCTCTTGTAAAGTGTTTCATTCCATTAGGAACATCAGTTTTAATGAACCATTGATCGCCATCATTAATGTAGTTATTAACTACAAAACCTTGAGGAATCATCCCCATAGATTTAAGAGCGTTGATATCATTATCAGCTGTTCCAACACGTTGAGCGGATTTTGTAATCCTCTCTGCAGTGAATTGACCGTCAGCAGGAATGATTAATTTCATTCCTCTAGCAGCAATTTTAAGACCTCTTTCGTCTTTGAAATTGCCAATGTCAATCATTGCTTGCTCCAGGGATGTTTCAGACAAGTCAGATTGAGTTGTCGGTGTGTTGCTAAGATTCCCTGCAAGTGTAGGGTGAGCGTTTCCGATTAAAGATTCGTTGTCTCCACCTACTGTAGCGGCTGTGAATGCAAGATTTAATACATTCGCGCCTTTGGTTTGCTTCGTTTGAGCCATAGAACGTGCAAGTGCCTTAGTATAACGCGTAGAAATCTTATCATACAAGTTATCTTCAACATTTTCCTCAGTTAGTGAGAATGCGAGAGCGACTGTCTCATGTTGGTATCTTGCAGTATAAGTTTCTTGTGCGGTATCATAAGTAACACCAGCGCCTTCTGACTTAACGGCTGCTTTGTCGAAACCAGATAACATTACTTCTTCTTCAAAAGCTCTGTCACTGTTTTCTGTGTCGAAAATCTCTTTATTTTGATTTTCGTATTGTTTGTACTCAAGTCCAAATAATGCATTCAGACCTGGCTCTAGCTCTTTTGCTAGTTGTTGTCTTGATATAGCCATAATTTATGTCCTCCTGCTATTATTTATACTTATGTTCATTAATTAAAACTTCATACACAAGGTTATCTTCGCCAATATCGTTGCGTCCGACTTTTTTAGAAAAGCCTACACAACGTACATTAGCATCAGAACCCCAAGTAACAGTTTCAACTTTTGAAACACCAGTAGTTGTATCGCCGGTGTCTGCTGACAAGTCACACGTTTTACTGAGATCAGTTTGAGCTGATGCACCAGAACCTTGTACTTCGAACACCTGGTAAGGGTCGTCGTACACGAAACATGTAGTCAAAAGACTAGCGGCTTTTTGGTTTGAGAAAATTGGTTTTCCTGTTGTAGCATCGTCGTAGTTACATCCCCAGAAAACACCTACACAGTTTGTAGCATCTGTTCCTCCACCTGATGCGGTGAAGTAACGTACATCTCCAGTTGCTTCAAGGACCGTTACCGGATCTCCTTGAAATAACGCAACTCCGTATGCTGCTATCGTTATATAGCTGTTTGCTGCAGAGGCTGTGCCTCCGCCGATTTTACCTAACGGGTTTAAACCAAATGCGGCATCTAAGTTTGCCATATTGTTATCCTCCTTAAAGGTTGTTATTTAAATCGATGGTTAAATAAGACTAAGTTTTATTTGAGCCACCAAAAGTTACACGAGTCTGCCGTTCTTGATTGATCGGCATACTTGGATGCTGTTCCTTTAAGACATCGTTTTCTAAAGCCTCATTGCGATCTGCAGTTTTCTGCTTAAAATACTCTTCACGCGACTTTGCGAGCTCTTCGGTTATCCTTGCCAGCACAAGGCCACCAACTCCGATCACTCCTGCGTATTTTCCGGTAGTCACTGATGGATAATCTTCATCAGGATATTCGTCAGCTCTCACTAACTCCCATCCAGATCTGATTTTGCCGGTTATGTTCTTTGTATCATCAAAGCCCATACTTTCGGCACGTAGCCATCTATGTCTATAACCATCTGGCGCAGGTGGTGCATCAAGTGATGATGGAGGAGTCCAAACTTTTGGTTTTTCGTCTTTAACCCTAGTTGTACTCGCGCGGGAAGTCTTTTTAGATTTATCTTTTGTCATGCTGTGTCCTCCTTAGCGATTAATTGTTTTGCATACTCTTCAAGTGGCACACCTAGTCTTTTAGAAATTGCTACCTGTGATGGTGTGAGTCTCACGGTTTTTCTGCGTCCCTTTGAGGCCGGACGTCTTGCACTTGCTACAGTTTGAGTTGGAACTTGTCCACCTCCAGCTGCAGTATCCCTAGTTGTATCAAATTTGTGGGGAAATTCAAGTCTTATTCTCTTATCTACTTCAGAATAATATTCAGTAGATGTAGGATCAAATCCTTCATCTTCCACAAGTCTTCGATGTATATCAAATGCAGTGTAAGTCATAGCATTATCAGTACCAAACCAAGAATTTTTAGCTGACCACGTCTCTGCTTTAGGATCAATTGCCTGCGCAGCATTATATATTTCATTCTGCGTCGGCATGTCTTGAGCCATTTGAGCATAGTTTTGTGGAGGGGTTTGTCTAGGAGCATTAGATTGGTTGTGTGCTTTAACCCTACCTAATCTCTCCTCTTCCATAGCTAATTTTGCTATAGCTTCTTGGGCAGAAACTTGTCTATCAACATCACCTGCTTCAGTAGCTTCTTTTAAAGCAGCTCTTGCAGCAAGTTTACCTGTAGCGATCTTATCAGCTAATTCCTTAGCATAATCTGATCCTAGAGAATTATATTGATTTCTAGTTTGTATAGCCTGATCCCGTATATTTTTTGCATACTGAATAGCTTCTTCTTTTTGCCTTTCGGCTTCGCGCATTTTACGTGTTAGTTTCGCAATCCTTTTATTAACGCCTTCACTATATTCGTCGAGTTCTTTTTTTTGTTCGCCTTCTTGAACATCCGACTGCTCAGCAGGTTCCTCAGGTGCGTCTTCGGACTTAGTATCGTCTTCTGTAGTTTGTTCAACATGTACTTCCTCCTCTTCTAAAGATTGTTCCGGCGCCGGTGGTGCCTCTAAATCAATCTCCGTTTCTTGTTCGTCAGCTTCGCCAACGTCAATTTTTTCATCTAGCATAGTATAATCCTCCTATGATTACATTGCGTGAATCAAATCTTTAGGATCCTTTATGGTCCCAAGAATTTCATCATCGTTTAACATTCTTATCTCTCCACCTTCAATTTCCATTCGTGATCCTGAATACCTTGCAAAGATCACCCAATCTTTTTCCTTGCACCATGGACCTGTAGGATATCTCTCTTTATCTCCATAACATAACGGTCCGAGCTTCAAGACGTATCCAACTTGGACCGCGGCCCGCGCTCTATCTAATGCTTCTTGTGCAATAATAATTCCACCTTCGCTCTTCTCTTTAACACGAAAGGGCATAACTAATAATCTCCAGCCTGTGGGCTGTGGGAGCTTTTCTAAATTTGTTTTGGAAGGTTCTTCTGTAGCTTCGTGTTCTGCAATCTTTTTTGCATCTTCTTCTGCATCGTACTTATCTTCTAATGCGTGTGACGTTTCCTGGGTCATCTTTATTTGGCTCCTTTGGTTCTAGCAGGTTAGAGAGTTCCTGAGTTATTAAATCGATTCCGTGAATCTTTCCTATTATATATTTATATTCGTCTATACTGTCAACCCCGCCGTTTGCTAGAGTCTGAATTAGAGCGTCCATTTGAGCCTGCATGCTCTTTCTTAGTCTGTATATTACGTTTATCGGATCTGTTGTAGCTTCTGACATATTTTTTTGCCTTGTCTCCTAATTTTTCCCAAAACTCATCTAGTGCGTTCTTGGGTTTATCTTCCCCCATACTTCCCCCCAATGTAAAATTAAGTCAATTATTTCTTTTTGAACATTTTAACGGCTTGACCTGCGCCCTTGATACCAAAACTCGCAGAAATGGCGATGTATAATAAATGCTGGTAATACGTCGGTAATTCTTGCAGAGCGATAAAGCCACTTTTGATGTATTCTTGACAACCGGGCACGAAGACTAAAACGGCCGGAAAAAGTAGGACAACTAAACTGACCTCGTCTTTCCACGACCCCTTCATTTGGTCCACAGCTGACGCTTCCCAAGATACTTTGCCTGCTATTTGTTGTTCTTTTAATGCTGTAGCAGCTTTTATCTCAGTTAGCTTTGCTTCGGATTTAGCTTTTTTAGTTGCAACTACGCCTTTAATCATGTCACCGGCTACGCCGAGTAATGGTTTAAGTAACAGTTGAAACATTTGATTATGCGAGACTTAGTGCGATGACTATAACAACGGCTACGGCAACGCCGATTTTCCAGTTCTTAGGGATTGAATCCCATTTCTCTTTTAGATTAGTTAGCATTTCCATGTGTTAACTCCTTTTGTTTTTTTTCTTCTTCTTAGAAGCGCCCGCCTCACTAAGTGCGATAGCGATTGCTTGCTTTTTACTTACCACTTTTTTGTTGGATTTACCAGATTTTAGTTTTCCTTTTTTAAACTCCTTCATAACAAAAGAAATTTTATCTTCTTTTTTACTCATGTTTTACCAATGATGTCCTCCGGAATGATGTCCATATCCTCCACCTGAACCTGTTTTATTTCCTTTTCCGAATTTTCCTCCGAATTTTGGTCCGTCTTTGGCTTTTTTTGGTCCTTCTTGTTTTTTCTTTGGTTTTGGAGCTCGAAAATCATCAAGAGCTAGTCGTTCATCTGCTGCTTGTTGTGTCGCTAATGAGCTTGCTAATTGTTGGTCTGCGAATATTTGGTTTTCATCGGCTGTTAATTGATCCTGGGCCAGCTTGTCTTTTTCTAGTTGCTGTCTTTCAAAAGCATTTCTCATTATATCATCTTGTTCATTAGGTGTAGTTTGAATTTGTAAAGCATCCTGGATTGCTTGTGCTTCATCTGCTTTCTTTTGTTTCTGCTCTTGTTGGTAATTAGTAAAATTAGTAAATGGATTATCTTCATTCCAATTCAATGGATTAAATGCACCTAGTGTCTGTTGTACTAGATCAAGTGTCTTAGGTACTGCTTGGTACATATCATATGCACCTTGAATAACTGCAGGTGCTGCATCACCCGGCATCATACCATATTGCAATGTATTTTGCATATTTGCTGGAACATGGTCTGCTTTTAATATTCCATCTTCGTCTTTATAAGCAACACCTTGATGAACTCCGGGACGATTATATTGATTCTCAAGACCAAACCTTTGTTCCCAAGTCCCTCTGTCTTCTGGTCCTCTGCCTAGCTGTTGTGCAAGTCCACCTTGTGGAAGTGGTTTAGTCCCACCACTACCTCCTACTGCTGTATTCTCGATCTCTGCAACCCCTGTACCTGCTGTACCTTCTGTCCCTGCAGTTGCCCCGACCATAGAATCCCAATCATAATTAGGTCCACTAAATTGACTGTAATATTGATTAGCATACTCCGGAGTCATCGTTTGCGTCCAAGGTGTCCCACCACCTTGTAGACCTACTCTTCCACCGTAAGCTCTTTTGAGTTTGCTTTCGTTTATTCCTGTGTCTCCTGCTTCTCCAAAGCCAGTCCAATCCCAAGCTTTTCTAAGTCCTCCACCAACCATTTCTTCAAAATTTTCTATATAGTCATCCTCAATGTATCCTTTTTCAGCAAGAACAGAACTACCCCATTTAGCTCCCATATAACCCATGTCTGCTGCAAATAAAGCCAAACCTACTGGGCCACTTAAAAGAGCTGCCCCTCCTTTTACAGCTAATTTTTTCAATATCTGTTTTTTAAGAGCTGGATTCTTAGCTGCATCTTTAAACATCTGTGTTACGCTCTTAGCAGCCGCATCCCCCTTCCATCTCCTAATCTTTTGTACACCATCTCCTAATGCAACAGCTAATCCAGGCGACCCTGTAACTAAAAAAGCTTGTTGGATAGCTCCTTCACCAACAGATTTATCTGTATAACCGCCTTCACCTTCATCTTTTAAAGTCATCTCACTATACCAAGGTTCTACACCTGGTTGTCTGTTTGAAATAGCTGCTTCAACTTCAGCTGCAACATCTTCAGGTCCCGGTCCTTCTTGTACATCAGCTTTTTGGTTGTCTGTTGTGCCAGTTGCGGCTGCTAATGTCTCAAGTAATGTATCTATGTCATCTGCATTATCTGCTTTTTCTTCTTTAGGGTTTAAAGTGTTTCCTAATTCGTCTATTGCACCGGACCAGTCGAAGCCTTCTGTGCCTCCAGCATTTCTTATATTGTCATATATACCTTCACTTCTTTCTCGAGCTGCTCCTACATCTTGCCATGCACCGGAAGCCGGTCTCATTCCAGAAAAATCTGGCATTCCAACTTTATCCGCCCATATACTCATTAGTCGCTCCTTTTTTCCATAATACTAGCCTTCATTTCTTTTATGCCATCTTTAGCTAAAGAAACAGAAGCCCTAAGTTTAGCATGATCATCAGCTTGTTCAAGCTTATCTTCTGCTATATTTTTTGCTTGAAGCATTTTAACTCGTTCTAGATTTAATTTATCTTCTGCTTGTTTTTTCTGATCTTGATCTTCTTGTGCTTTAATATCAAGTTCTCTATCTTTTAATTGTAATAAAGGATCACCTTCTATTTGGTTAAGAACTTGTTTTTCAGCTTTTGCATAATCTTCCATAAACTCTGCAATTAAAGTTGCCTTACGTGCCTCAATCGCAACTTGTAAGTTTGCTGCCTGTTCTTGTATCTGTTGTACTTGAGGAGGCATCTGAGCTTGTGGATTTTGTTGCTGCTGTTGTAGCATAGGTTGTATCTGTTGTTGTAACTGTTGCATCTTTTCCATTTGTTCCTTGTATTCTACTTCAACATGTTCTTGTGCCATTAGCACAATATGCTCCATACAGTTCTGTTGTAAAATTCCTAAAGCTTGTGGATTGTTTCGACTAATATTTGTACCCATAAATAATAAGTGTGTTTTCATATGTGCCTGATGATCTTGTTTAGGAAATGCTTGAATCTTTTTAGCATTCAAAGCTAAGACATTTTCTGCTCCAGGATCCATTGCTTGTGGTGGTGGTGGAGGTGGTAAAACTTGATCAATATCTTTTACACCTAATGCTTCATACATGTGTCTATATGCATGATAAACATTATGTAGTCCAGGATTAGACATTGCAATTTGTAATTCACTTTGTGCAATAGCAATTCTTTGTGTCTGAGAGAATATATTAGGATCTGCTACAGGAATAATATCAACTTTTTCATCAAAATCAGTTTTAAATATTTCCTGTTGTCCCCCTACAATATCATATGGATACATTCCAGGTAAATAAGTAACAAAACATTTCTCAAGTAACATGAACTCAAATTTCATTGCTGCATAAATTCTTTTGTGTATCGCAGACATAACCCGCGATCCGCGTTCCAAGAGCGCAACAGTAGTACCCACGGCTGCCGATTGGTTGCCATCGCCCACTTGTAGATCAGCTATACTCGCGAACCGCTGACCTGCGGCTACGACTGTTCCCATTAACTGAAGTAATGTCTGATCTGGACCTTTAAATGGTAAAGGCATAAATGCATCTTTAAGATTTCCACCAGGTGCATCAACATCACGAAACTCGCCCGGCTGCAACGGTTGAGCTTCGTCTCTGACGCGGATGCCTCGCATTTTGAATCCGGCTGGTAAGTTTGACAAGGTGCCGGCGTCAAGAAGTTGTCTTAGTGCTGCTGTTGCAGTTCGCGACAAGCCGCCGATCATGTGTATTAAGCCGAACCCGTAAAATCCGAGTCCTGGTAGAAATTTAAAGTGGACAAAATAATCTTTTCGCTTTTTAGTCTGATCTTGTTCAGACCAGTTTCTTTTTATGCTTAAGATTTCCCCTGAACCTTCATCCAAAGTTACTATGTAAGGAAACTTGATTCCAGAAGACTCTTGAGTCTCAGGATTAATATCTTCAAAGCCTTCTATTTCTAAATGTATATGAGCTTCTAGTAGTGTGAATATTTCATTTTTATCAGGATCAATTCCTTCTAATTCATCTTTTTTTTCTTCAATAGAACTTGTAGTAACAGACGTAGAACCATCACCTAAATCTATATCACGATATACACCAGCAAGTTGCTGAGTTCTTAAATCGTTTTTAGTCATTTTTATTTTATGAATAATACATTCAGTATCATCTAGTGAAGTTGAATTATATGGAACATATAAATCTTCTGCAGGCACGAATTTAGAAACACATCTTCCAAGAACTGCATCATAATAAACTTTTTTAAATGTAGATCCTGATAGAGGTAAATTAAATAACATTTGATCGAATTCAGGCTCGTACTCTTTCATGTTTATCATTAATTGATAATTCATGAATTCTTTTACACGCCTTGCCTGTTTTACTTTTTCAGGAGTTTCTATACCAATAATCTGAGTTCTTACTGGACCCCCTGCTGGCATTAACTCTTTATAAGCTAAAGCTTGAAACTGTGTTACTGCTTCTGCTAAAACTGGGTGTGTGGCACCACTTGCTCCTTGAAATGGCTCAGTTCTATCTTTATAGTTAAATCCAAGTAAATCCAGTCCATTAGTATAAGTTTCTTCCCAATCGCCTCTTGATGATTTACAATCTTCATACGCATCTTGAATATCGCTTGCTACTGAATTAAGAATAGTCTCCTCTAGAGCTTCTGATAAGTTTTCTTGATGCCCAGCTTGACCTTGACCTTGTTGTGGTTGACCAAAATTTATGTCAGCTCCGCCATCCTCTAACATATCAACATTAGGTTCTATTGGATCTTCTGCTTCTAGTTCTACCTCTTCATCATAGACTGTTGTTGAATCTTTCAATTCATCAATAGGTTCATCAGGTATTGCTTTTTTATCTATTGCCATATTAGCTCCTTGCTCCGAATAAATTTCCTATACCACCACCAAAACCAGATAACACATTTTGGTATGGGTTGTTAGGCGAAATTGAATTTTGTTGTTGTGATTGCTGGGATAGAGGTTGTTGTCCTATTTGCTGTATCTCACGTCCTAAACTGTCGTGTTCTTCAGATAATGAATGTATAGCATGCTGGAACGAATCCTTACCTCCTCCTGTAAATGAATTTGACTCTGGTTGAGTCCATGACCCAATCGTACCAGGTCCTGACATAGGTGGGGCAATATTTGCAGTAGAGTTGAACGGCCCACCGCCATTACCAGGCATGTATGAGGGTAAATTATTCTTTGGTACCAGTTGGTAAGCCAGGGTTCCTGGTGGTCCAGTTGGTACTCGGCGCATGTTGGGGTCTGGGTCTCCAGAGGTGGGGTCTGGATTTTGCGTAAATCTTGGTGTACGATTGGCTACAAAACCTGGGTCAACCGAAGTCTCACCTGGCTGATTCCAAAGGTCTTGGAATTGAGAAAATGGCTGAGCAGCTTGTATAGCTTTTTGATAACTTCCATCTGCAACTCCCATAGATCCTAAAACTCCTCCTTCATGTAAACCAACTCTTCCACCTTTTTGAAAAGGATCAATTCTCGAAGTTTGTGGACCTTTCAACTGTATATCTTTAAATGTTGGTGGTCTATCCATATAATGTGTGGTCTCTTCTCCTCTACCACTTGGTAAAATAAATCTATTTTGAGCCCAATCACCAGTATCAATTGAGTCGTGCATTAGTGATCTTCCTGAACGTGGATCTGTGTTTTTAAATTTACTTGTAAAAAGTTTCTTAATTGACTCATAGTCATCAAGATCCTGTGGTGAATGTTTTTTGCTACCTTTTTTGAATTCCTGTTCTACAAGATTTTCTATAACTCCACTCATAAGAGTTGGGGTAAAATCTGGAAAATCTGAATCCATAGGACGATCAAAGAGTTCTCCCACATATCCTGGTTTTCCAAAATCATTCCATCCCCATCCACGAACATCATCTGATGTCATATTTTTTAGATCCGTATCTCCACCTTTTATACCACCATATTTAAAACCAACTCTTCCTCCAGCTGCGTAATCTCCAGCACCTTGATCTTCTCTAAGCATTTGCTCTAACCAAGCATCGAATCCTTCTGGATCCTCGTCTGCCATTTTTTGCGCTTTTGGATTATCCCAAAGAACATTTGCTCTTATTTTTTCTTTTTTGATTAATCTTAAAAAAAGTTGTTTCTGTTGATCAGTATAACGAGTAGCATTTTGTATCATATCTTCTAACTCATGAATTGCCTCTAACTCTGTATTTGGGTTTCTAATAATATTTTTTATTTGTTCCATATCACCGATCGCTGCTGGGTTTTGTCCTAAGTTCAACTTAGGCTCCAATAATTGTCTCTCACGTTTAGGATTTAATGCTGTTCCCATCATTTTCTTTAAAAGTCCACCACCCCACATTCCAACACGGCCTCCCGTTGCATGCTGAGGTCTAACTAGTTTATTGTACGCGGCTAGAAATCTTTGGAGCGCGACTCGAGGATGAACTCCTTCATCCATTTCTCTTACCATATCGTCGACTAATGCATCTTTAGCATTCATTTCACCTAATTTAAATTCAGCTTCTGTCATCATAGTTTTAGATTTATCTTTCATTGCGCGCATATCAGTAAGCATCTCTTGAACTTCATCATCAATTTTTGAAACTTGCATAATGCCTTCTTCTTTAGGGCTTGCAAAAGCTTCTCTATGCCTTTTTGCAACAACAGGATTAAGTGGATCAGGTTGCCACCCTGTACGATGTTTTGTTGCTTCTCCTAAATTAAGCATGGCCTCATCCATTTTACTTTCACCTAAAATACGATCTCTATACCAGCCTGGTTCTTGCATCATTCTTTGATGAACTCCAGCTTCTTGCATCCTTCCAGGAGGTATAAGACTTTCTCTTGTTTTAGCTTTCATTAAACTTCCAACCCCTTTACCTTCTCCTGCTGCAAGTAAGTTCTTAATCCATTTAGCAATTGCTCCACCTCCCGCATACCCAACTCTTCCACCGAGTGCGAAATCTCCAGCACCATATCCTTCAGGAAAGACATTCATGTAGTTCATCCATTTTTCTGAATCTACTTCATTTTTTAAATATTCAGCATAAGTTCCATCATACCCGCTGTTTAAATAATTTCTTAAAACTTCCACTTCACCAGGTCGTTCTTGAATCATTCTTTGTATATTCTTTTTTATCATTTCTTGTCGTCCTGGGAAATCTCCATAAGTAGAATCAGCTGCTTGAACAGACTGTTTATGAGCTTGTCTGGCTAATTGATCAGGAACCATGCTAGTAACATTACTTGAACCACCTGGACCAAAAACATCATCTGCAAATTTCAAAAATGCGTTTGTGTGTCTTAAAGTTTGTTGATCATCGCCAAATGCAATCGCCTTAGCTACAAAATCTTCTAATTTATCTTTAATTTTTGGTGGTAAGTTGTGATTACCAAAATCTAACATTGATTTTTTGGTAAGTTCTGTAATTTCGTCACTAATTTGGAAAGTTTCGCGTTTTGTGAATTGTGGGTCCATACGCAAATCAATCTTTGCATATTTAGTTTTTGCAATTTGCATAATTTGGTTTTCATCCAAACCTGCGCGTGTGGCTGCTTTTAATAATGCATCTATCATTAATAATACGTCCTTTGTGTTACAGGAAGTTTCTCGTCCTCGTAATCTTCGGGGTGTTCTACAAAACCACCTTGTCTAAATCTCATTAATGCTTGAGTCATACTGTCCACTAAGTCATCGTGTTCACCTAGAGGGAATGCAGCGCATTCCTCAATCATTTCGTCTGCGAACTTTCGATCCGGATACCAAACCATTCCTGCCTCGAATAACGGAGCTACTGAGTTCACTCGTGTATGTTTATCATTTCCACGGCTAGGTGTAAAGTTAATAACTGGTATACCCATTTTTCTTAATTCATACGTCAATGGCAATCCCGATGCTTTAGCTTCAATGATAACTGACTCAGGTTTCCAGTAATCGAACTGTTCTTTAGCCTTTTTCCGTAATTCAGGGAACTCGTACCGATCTTTTAATACATCAAGAAGAATGAGCCGCGGTCCGCGGTCCTCGAGCTCAAATACGCCCCAAGTGCTTATCGCAGAATAGTCAGCGGTCTCTTTTTTCATAAATGCGGTATCATAGCTCTGAATTACATGTTGAAGTGCCGGTAATTTATCATGAGGCCATTTTTTCCACCATTCACGCTTAATTATGCTTCCTTCTTCCGAAGTTGGGTTTTGTTGGTATTGCGCATTCCATTTAAGCAGGGATACCGAAGCTTTGACCGCTTCTAACTCGTTTAGCTTCCAATATCCAGGCCAAACAGGTTTTCCAGAAGGCATAATTGCCGGAAATTCGATTACTTCCCACTGATCCGACTTTGGTTCTTTTTGAGCCTTAATTAATTTGCCTGTTAGGTCTGCAACACTCCATCTAGTCATAACTACTATAATTCGACCTCCAGGTTGAAGCCTTTGTCGCGGTCCAGAGGTATACCATTCATATACTCTTTCAAATGATGCAGGATTCATTGCATCTTGCTCAGAATGTGGATCGTCAATAATTAAAAGATCAGCACCACGACCAGTTATTGATCCGCCAACACCAGCTGCATAATATTCACCACCTTGATCAGTTTCCCATTTACCCGCGGCTTTAGAATCTTCTCTTAATCTTGTATTAAATATTTTTTGATATTCTGGAGTATCAATTACTGTTTTTGCTTTACGACCAAAACGCACTGCAAGTTCTGCATTATTAGTTGCTTGAATAATTTTTAAATCAGGTTGGTTCCCGATCATCCATGCGGGTAAATAGTTTGATGCAAATTCAGACTTAGTATGTCTTGGTGCCATATTGATAATTACCCGTTTGAGATCGCCTCGCGCAACGCGATTAAATTTCTCCGCCATTATTTTGTGGTGTTTACCTTCAATAAATTCTGGCCACATATATTTTACAAAAGATAAAAAGTCCTTGCGTATTGATTCATCCTTTTTCTTTTGATTAAGCAATAAAGCTGTTTTTAAATATTCTTTTTTAGTATCTGCAGGAAGATTTTGTATTTGATCGGGTGTTAGCATTTTGAAAAAAAATTATATAAAATTTTTGCACTTTCAGTTTCTATTAAAGTGAAAACGAAATTAACACATATCTATGTCCAAATCAAACTATAAGGATAAGATTTGGGACCCCTTTATATACAAATCCGGGGTGGGGTGGGGTGAAGCCGCAAGCTGAGCGAATTCGCAAGCGGGTCCTACTTTTTCTTTAAAGTACGCGAGTTTTCAAGCGGGTCACCGCTCCCTTGCGGTTAATCTTGGTTAGAAAAAATGGGAGCGGTGAGAATGTTAGGACTTACAGATATATTCTACCATGCCTAACAAATTAGTGAGCCAAAGATGAAGTATCAGTAGCAACAACTACTGTGTCATACTTCATTCGTTCAGCAATCTTTTGTTCTCTCGTCATAGTTTTGTTCTTCATTCCTTTTAACATACTAGCGAGATTAACAGGGTTATAGATTGTTAAGCCAGAAGAATTAGTCTTAATTAAATCTGCCTCATCACAATCAACACCGAGTTCATTCATTAACTCAACACCCTCAGTTAAATAGCGATAGGCTTTTAAACCCATAGCCATAGCTTTTTTCTGTGCAGTTATTGTATCTATCCACGTTGCGTGAGCCGAGATCATCATAGCCTTTTGCCTTTTCAAGTCTGCAAAGACTTTAAACTCTTGCTGAGTACACGCAATAGTTCTTGAACGACAATGGCTAGTGCCAATAATATCAAGATAGAATTGTTCATCAAAGCCTTGAACAATTCCGACATTATTATCATCACTAGAATTGTATCTATTGTAATTTGCGTAGCCGAGTGCCTTGTCGTTTTCCTCACAACTAACAGTCTTGTGAGGATTTTCTTGATTGCCCTCTTGTTGAGGATAGATGTCTGGGTTGCAGTCTTTAGCTTTCAACTCATCACGATAGTAGGCATAAGCAAATCTTCTTCCACTATCGTGGCTATCATAATTGCCATTGGTACAACTACCATACAACCCAAAGTCAAAGTGTTCGGATATTTCGTTGTCATCTTCTTGGTCAGGATCTTCGTGTGCATAAGAGAAATAAAAGCATTTATCTTTTGCTACAACATCTAAAGGTTGTCCGTATTTTTTCTTGAGTGTTGTACAAGTGTCCACATCTTCTTGAGGATATGATCTTGATACTACCTCTTTTGCAACTTCAAAGGAACTCTCATACATATCATGCACACTAGCTTTTGCGTCAAGATATGCTTGTTTTTCTTGAGTGTCCTCTTGTTCTGCGTGTTCGATATATCGGTTTAATATCTTCTTCCGATATTCGTCATTCATTCTTAATTTAGCCATAATTATTCCTTTCTTCTATGGTTTCGTTAATCGAGTTATCTCGATTAGTTGGTCTAACATTATTATCATTATTTCCCATGCCTTGCAACCATAAAATGTATTGGTCTATATTTTGTGCAGTCCAATACTCCCAACAGTTGCGGCTATGAAAGACGCGCTGGTGTGGTGGGACCGTAGCTCTTACAAACCCGTTGATATCATCGGACCAATAACCTGAGCCATAAGGATAGCCATTATAACTATTCTCAGACACATAATATTTCTTGCCACATGCTTTACAATGCATTTTCATTAGTGAACCGCCTTTCTTTTTCCGTGTATGTGTTCAATCTGAGTTGCAGTTCTAAAGCCCTCAGTATTTCCGTAATCATCAACTTGCTCATAGATTACTGCAAGTTCACCTTTTTTAGTTTCCCATACTTTACATTGATCATTAAATCTACCATAGCGAGTAACTTCCTCGCCTAGTCCTTTATGAAAGTATGTGATTTTAAACCAACGACTATTTAAAAGAGTATCACTCATTGTAGATATCACATCTTCTAAATTTTCGTCTTGTCCTATATTTATAAAATTAACCATATCTTATCCTTTCTATTAATTATTATTCTTTTACCATTTCCCCTTGTAATTGTCAACACATTATCCCATATATATTATTGTGCCTGGTCGTTAAACTAATTGCGCATAAGCCAGGCACGCGGGCCCGGGTCCGTATGGGTAAGCCTAGAATGTCCGGGCCCAGCCGCAAGCTGCAAGCAACAAGCCGCAAGCGCGAAAAAAAGATTTGACATCGATACGTGAATATGGGATAACATGATAACAACAATGAAAGGAAATAATATGGCTATACAAGGACAAAGAATATACGGCGGAGACATCCAGGAAATTAAGAAGGGCGACA